CGTCCAATTGCTCCTCTAATTGATACTATTAATTTAAATGGAAGAAAAAAATGTCCTACTGGATATACTAGACATAAAACAGATAAAACTAAATGTGTAAGTAAAAGAAATAGATAATCTCTTTAAATCGTTTATTATAAATATTCAACATTTATTCAATAAGTATTTCAATATATATATATAATTAATATATATATGAGTAATGTAAGTGTAAATATACAAGATATAAAATCTTTAACAAGAACCCATCAAGGATTTTATAGTAATTGTTGGGCATACGCATCAGCTCGTATGATTTTAAGATTTTTTAAAAAAATCATTCCACAATTAAATATTAAAAATAAAGAAAATTGTAATAATTTTTATGATTTAACTGCCTTTTATTTAAATCAAGATAAAATATCTTCTATTTTATGTGGTGATATTGAATATATAAATATTGTAGTATTTATTTTTATAGTTCTTTATTTAGACATTATAACAAGAAGAAATTATGAAATACATCCATATGACCCATTAAATAAAGATCCTAAACATCCTTCATCTAATAGAAAAAGTATAGTTTTTTTAACATTTGAAAGTATAACACTTTTTTTATATCAAATATCAACTAAAACTTTAAAAATTAAAAAAGTTAGTAATTTTTTTAATCCAACAAATATACAATTATTAACTAATTTTTTTAATAATTCTGATTTAATAAAAATGATGTCTTTTAAAAACGCTCCGCCTGAAAGAGCATTGGACTTTTCATCAGATGAAGAATCTATAATTAATAATAATTATGAATTAACGATAAGTTTCATTAATAATAATCCATCTTATCTTGAGAATAGATGTAAAATAGTAAAATCATTACTTGATAATGGTGCATATATATATGTATCATTTGATATATCTAAAATTAATCCATTTAAAAAATTGTATAACCGAAGTTCTACTACTACACACACGCACAGTATGGTAATAATTGGATATATAATGAAAAATGATAAATGTTATTATATAGTAAAAAATACTTGGGGTGAACTAATAGAATATTTTACTATTTTGGATGAATTTTTTTTTCAACAAGAACCATTTATTATATTCATTAATACATTAGTAGAAAAACAAATAATTATAAATATAAATTTAATAATACCATCACGAAAATCTATATTAAAAGTTCCATTGCTAGATGTTCCTATATTAAAAAATCCAGAACTTTCTGAAATTCCTCCACCAATCATTATTGATGCTCTTGAGGCAAGAGATAATTTGAATGAAAATAATGATATTATTATAAATTTAAATGGAAAAAAATGTCCTAATGGATATATTAAATCAAAAATAGATAAAACAAAATGTATAAAAAAAAATATAAATCATAAAAATAAAATTTTTTCTTTTATTAAATCTAAAAAAAATCTTTCTAAACAAGATAATATAAATATAATCGGAAATAAAAGTGAACAAAAAAAAATTCTTTCTTTTATTAAATCTGATGATATAATTTTAAATAAAAGTAAAACTAAAAAAAATAAAAATATTTCTCCTCCTTCTCCTCCTAAACAACAAAATATTATAAATTTAAATGGAAAAAAATGTCCTACTGGATATACTAGACATAAAACAGATAAAACTAAATGTGTAAGTAAAATAAATTATAAAGTTCCAATAACTCCTCCAATAGCTCATCCAATAGCTCCTCCAATAGCTCATCCAATAGCTCCTCCAATAGCTCCTCCAATAGCTCCTCCAGCTGCTCCTCCAATAGCTCCTCCAATTGATACTATTAATTTAAATGGAAAAAAATGTCCTACTGGATATACTAGACATAAAACAGATAAAACTAAATGTGTAAGTAAAAGAAATAGATAATTATCATATAAGTATTTCAAAAAGACATAAAACAGATAAAACTAAATATGTAAAATAATTTCTTTAAATCGTTTTATTATATTATTTATTCATCATAATTATAATATATACTATTCTCAAAATAATTACATATCTTAAATCCAACATTATTTGCTAATAAAGGCAAACAACTAATTATACAAATTGATATACATAAATTATATTTATTTCTAGTATCTAATATAGAATATACTATATCATTTGTAATAATACGCCACGGAATATATATACAAAAAAACCACATAAATAACCAAATATATGTATTTATTATATTTGAATAATTATACATAATTTCACAATTATTACTAGCTGCTGTTATATACATATGATATAATGACAACATATAAGGTACACTATGATGTATATAAGTTGATATATCCATATGAGATAGATTTAATTCATCATCTATTAATCTATCCGCATCTTCCAAATTAAACATTAATTTACACGCAAAATAACCTATAAATATTATAAAATGCACATTATGTGATAACGATAATAATTTATAATTTATGAATACCATGCAAGAAGCAATATGTCCTGTATCTGTTAAACGAATAAATTGTTTTATCCAATTAAAATTAGGATTTTCAAAAATAGATAGTTTTGTTCCATACCAATAAAAATAATTAATTGAATACAATTTTAAACTTATAAATAAAGCTATAAATATATTATAATTATATAATAATACACAAGTAATCAAATAAATATAATAACCATTTTTTAATATATTTATTTTATATAATTTTATAAAATCATTTATTATTTTATATAAAAAATAATAAAATATGTTAAAATTATATACCCATTCATAAATTATATGAATATATAATATATATACTATATATTGTAATAAATCCAACCATGAAGTTACCCAAGATGTTAAAGTTGTCGTCACCATTTCAATATATTTAATAAATTATTTATATTTATATTATTATAATATATTATATTTTAAGATGGTTTTATAAATATATATATAAATTGATGTTCATAAGCACATTTCACCATATTAATTTTACCTTGAAGTATAAAACCACACGATTGTGCAATATTTATAATTGCAGAAGTATCTTCCATATATAATTTCTGTTGTTGTTTACGAACTTTTCCATCCTTAAATTTAAATTTTTCATCAAATGTTGCTATATCATTATTATAATCTAAATTAAAATTGGCTTGATATACAAAATTATTAAATGTTACTTTTGTTTTCGTAATTCTATCTTTAGCATATTTTTGAGGAGATACTATATATAAAGGATTACCAGGTGGTAATATCGGATCAAATGATTCTCTATCGACTAAATGAACTATTAAATAACCTCCAGGCATTAACCATTGCATACAATTATTAAAAAAATTACTTTTATTTTTAAAATAATAAATCGTAAAATAAAAACATAAAATATGTGTTAATGAATTATTATTAAATAAAGACTCATTTAATGCATTACCTATTTTAAATTTGGATTTTGGATAAGTGTGTTTTGCTAATTCTATCATTGAAGGAGATATATCTATTCCTATCACTTTTAAATTCTTATTTGTTAAATCATTCACATGATGACCTGTTCCACAACCAATATCCACTATCATACTGGATTCATTTGGAGAACTATTTTTTATAATTATATCTAGTTCATAATTATTTTTTAAACCACTATACACTAAATCATCATAAATATTTGCATAAAATTCATCATATACTGCTTCATCTTCTAAAAATGTAAATCGATTATTTGTTGTCATATTTTCTTTAAATCGATTTTTAGATAATATTAATATTATTAAAAATATACCTACTAATAGTAATATTTTTCCAAAATTGGATAATTTTTTATAACAATTCGTTATTGATTTTATTATTTTCATTATATATAAAAATAAATATAATAATTTATTTTTATATATTTACTTCACTTTCATATTGACAACAATTATAAATTATATCAATATTTTTTTTATATTAAATTGTATATATGGAAGATTCTGAAATTAATGATATTAGAAATTATAATAATTTCAAAGGTATATCATTTTCAAATTTTAAAAAAACTGATGTTAAAAAAGAATTGCTAAATAGTTTAATTAAATGTAAAATTGAACCAGCTTGTTATTGGAGTGCTGAATTAATTTGTTCCGGACATTATAATGATTTATGGGAAGTTATTATTTTATTTTATACAAAACATATTCATTTAGGTAATCCTAAAATTTCTATATATCTTGAATTAAGAATTAATAATTTTAAAGCAATTATTAATAGTGGATATTTAAATAATGAATTAATATTGAGAAATAATTCTAAAATTAGAAAAATATTTGCTGAAATAATGTGTATCTTATGTGATGCTAAACAAAAACATAGCTTTGATAGTATCAAAATTAAAAAAGAAGATTTTGATATGACTCAATTAAGATACAAATTTAAAGCTAATAGTAATAAATTCGCATCAGATATTTTTAAAGAAGATGACCCAAAAGAATTATTTCCAGCAATTAATGAAATCTCTTATAATATCTCTCTTGAAGGTAAAGATATAATGAATGCTTGTTATTGGATTGAATGGATCATAGAATTTGAAACTATTTGTAAAAATAAAAATGAAAATATAAAATGTCAAAGAAGAAATTTTAAACAAGTAGATTCTAAATATCAAATGGATATTATTTGGATAGTATGGGATTTATTTTTAAATGAATCATCTAAACGTTCCTTATTTTTAAAAAAAATTATGGATTCTTTATTTAATTTATTCACATTAAAATATACTACTGGTTCTCAAAAAAAAAAAAAATATGTTTTATATTTTGCTATTTCATTATTATGTGAAAATGTTATTAATAATGAAGAAATTATGCGAATCTCACAACAAGAAATTATTCATAATATTTTAAAAAAAACCGATCTTATTTATAAACAAATTAAAAAAAATGAAAAATCACCTGGAACTGAATATTTATTTAAAGATGTTAAATCTGCAAATTTAGAAAAAACTATTGAAAAATTAGAAAAAATGAACACTTTTGGCGAAACATTTGTTCCTCGTATTTAATAATTGATCTGTTGTATTTTAGAGTTGTATTAATATTTTTAATATTTTTAATATTTAATATTATGTAATTATATGTTAAAAACTAAAACTAAAAGTTTAAAACCAAAAACTAAAAGTTTAAAAACTAAAACTATTACTAAGAGTTTAAAAAATAAATATATCGATAACAATTTATTTTCTAATTTTCAAAAAGAAATTACTATTTTATTTTTAGAAATACTTTTAATGATAAAATTATTTCACTGGAAAACAACCAGTTATGCTATACATAAAGCAACTGATGAAGCATATAGTAAATTAAATACAAATATAGATAGTTTTATTGAAGTTCTTTTAGGAAAAACAGGAAAAAGAACCGATTTAATGAATCATAAAAATATACAACTTATTGATTTAAATTCTGTTGACAGTTTTAAATTTAAAATTTATGAATTTAAAAAATATTTAATCAATTTAAATTTTAATAAAGCTATGTTGCAAATGTCTAATACCGATTTATATAATATTCGAGATACTATTTTAGGTGATATGAATCAATTATTATATTTATTGTCTTTAAATTAAATATGCGAATTAATATTATAATTAATATATATTTTAATTATAATGGAAAATTCTACTTTAGCTAATGATAATACTAATACATTATTTCAAAATACAAGTTCTTTAAATAATACCTCTTCTAACAATAATAGTTTTTTTGATTATTTTAAAAATATGACTTTTACTACATGGATTCTTATTATTTTTATTTTATCATTTTTAGGTTTTAATATTTTTACTTATTTAGCTAAAGGTACTCAAGATATCACTAATATTTTTAAACCATTAGTTGATAAAGTTTTTGGATTATTTTTATTAATTACAGGTAAAACTATTAATGTTTCAGCTCAAGGTGCTAATGATGTTGTTAAAGGAACCGCTGATGTTCTTGAAAAAGGATTAACTGAAATTGAAAATGTCACATCACCTACTTCTTTAAATAAAAATAAATCTGAAACAGTTCAACCCGTTCAACCTACTACTTCAACTTCAACTAACACTAATATGAATACATTAAATAAAGCATTAAATACTTCTAAATCTCAACAACCATCACAACCTGATTATCAAGCATCTGAATCATCTAGCACAATTAATTCATCTAATCAAACTGGATGGTGTTTTATTGGTGAAGATAGAGGATATCGAACGTGTGGTCAGGTTGGAGTAAATGATAAATGTATGTCTGGAGATATATTCCCAAGTCAAACTTTATGTATAAATCCAAATTTAAGAACTTAAGATAAAAACTTAAATTATATAATATTTAAATTTATTATATAATTATTAAATACTTATAGTTAAACTATTCGAACTAGCAGATAAAATAGTTGTACTTATACTTTTTATATAAAAAGTATAATTAGTTTTACTAATTAAATTATAAATTGTTATTGAAGTAGTTGTATAAGGTACATTTTGTATTAATATATTATTTTGATAAATATTAAAACTAGAAATCGGGATACAATTATTATTATTATTTATACTCCATAATAAAGTAACTGAATTTAAATTTACCGTAGCAGATAATAAATTAGGTGATAATGGTGTAACAGCACTTACGAATCCTTTATATCCTTGTGGCCATTTATTATTACTATTATTCATAGTATATTGACTTCTAGGAAACCACGATTGCAGTTTAGAATTCCAACATAATAATTGTGGTTTTCCAGGAACATCCGAACAAGAAGTAGAATAACACTGTGGTCCTTGTGGTTGAAATTGAATAATTTGATTACTACAAGGATTAACATAAGTTCCACATACTAAATTGCCACCTACTTGTATCATATTACTAGAACAATCAAATGGATTTGGAACATTATATTGAAAAGGTCCCGAAATATTATTAGGTTGTCCTACAATTTGATTTGGAAATGGAAGTTCAGTATAATTAACACGTAACAAACTAGTTGTATTTGGATTTGTATAAGTTTGTGTTTGTGTAGCAAAAACCTTAGTTCTATTACACCATAATCCTTTAGAAATTTGCGTATATTTTTGATTTTTAGTTAATCTAGAACTATTTGCTTTATATTGTAAAATATTACCTTTATATAATAATTTTTTTTCATAATCAGCTTCAGCTAATGAAACGGTTTTATTTGTTAATGGTATAAAAATTGAACTATATGTATTATTAGGTATTGTATAAGTGCAAGAATTTTGAACTCTAGACCAAACTCTAGCTGGAATAGGTAAATAAGTATTTGACATATTAATATATAATATATTATTATTTAATTAATTTGTTTACTCACTGGATTATATAAATCTCCAGAATCATTAAAAAACCATCTTAAAGATAAATAACTAGAATCTTTATTATTTGTAGATGAAGTAGAATTAACAGGGGTAGTATTAGGTCCATCACGCACTAATTTTTGAATTTCAGTAGTTCCTAATGAATAATTAAAATACCATAAATTAGAAATATTTCCACTAAATCCACCATTCATAGCAACATACACATCTCCATAATTCTGTTTAGGAACACCAACTAAATTAATACTTCTAATAATGGTTCCATTAATATAAATATCTAAAGTAGTATGTTGACATCTAATAATAACATTAACCCATTTATTTAATGGTATATCTGGTATAATTATTTCTTCATTAATAACATTAAAAGTATTCATCATCACAACTAAATCATTACTATTTGGACGAATATATAATCCAGGAGCATTATTTGGAAAAATTAATCCATTCTCTTGTAATGTACTATTTCCTTTACTAAAAATATGTTTATAAATTCCTTGATTTACAGATAAATTATCTATATAAATCCATACAGACCATGTAAATTCTATACCATCAGTAGCATTTACCGATCTATAAACAGTAACAGCACCATTATAACTTGGATCTTGTTGAAAAACAATTAATTGTGAAGCATCAACCATTCCATTAATAAGACGTGGCGATTCACTCTTTTTAAATAAAGCAGTTATTACTAAAATACCTATTCTTAATAATATTACAAAACTAAAAATTATTAATATTAAAAATGCGAATTTAGCAATTAAAGAATTTGAATCTAAAAAATCTCTTGTGTTAAATCTTTGATTATTTGAAGAATTATAATTATTATTATTAGTCATTTATATATTAATTAAATAAGAAAATATTTTTTTTTTTATAATTTATAATCAATTAAAAAGTAACACTATTTTGAGTAGTTCCATTATCGATTAAAGATACTTCAACTTGATATGCACCAAATAAACTTGATAATGATGCAGTAGTATAACCTTTAGAATATATATTCCATGCATCTTGAGGATTTAATGCATTAGGATAATATTGTAATTTCGAAGTCCACCCATCAAACCCTCCTAGAGGAGTAACGTATATATTTGCACTATTATTTACATTAGCAATGCCAGGTAATAAACACGTTTTTACTAATTTTCCATCAATATAAACGTCCATTGATCTTCCATAAACACTCATTGTTAAATTAACCCATTTTTGAATAGGAACATTTGTAATAGAACATGTATGCACAACTGTAGTACCACCAGTTGTAGTTGGTTGTTGATCTACTCCTGGATAACAACCTAAAGAAATCGATATATTATTTTCAAGAGCTCCTAAAACAACTGATGGGCATGGATCTAAACCATTTATACCAGAAACAGAACCTTGACCTTGTGAGCTTACAGAACTCATTCTACCAAATATTACTTTTGGTTCTCCATAACGATAATTCCAATTATTTATATAAAACCATACAGAATATGCAAAATTAGTTGAAGGAACAGAAGTTCCATTTGTTGCTAAAGATGTAGCATTTATAATTGCTGCTGTTTGTCCATTTTGCAATTTTAGTATAGTATTAGGGTCTGACATATAATGTTTTACTAACATAAAAATAATAATAATTATTACTATAGTGATTATAATAGTAAGAACAGACATTCTATAATATAGATTTAGAAATTTTCTAGTTAATTTAATTAATTCATTAATTAATATTTTATTTATTTTAATATATTTATTAAAATAAATACAAATAAATAAATATTACAATACATATATCTAGATATAAATATAAATTATATTATAAGTTATTTACAAATTATATATATTATTAATATTTAGTATTGGAGGTGTTTTATTTTTAACCATATTATATAAATAATATATATTTGATGAATTTAAAGCACGATTAAAATATACAACATTACAAATATCTCCAATGATTCCATCATTCTCTCCTATTGTTAAATTATCTATTTTATAATAAGGAACAACTCCTATATCAGATTTAACTAATTCACCATTTAAAAAAACATCTAAAATACCTCCATTATAATTAATAATTATATTATTCCATTTTTGAAATAATATATTATCTTTTTTATACAAAATTCTATTATTATTTTCATCAAAATCCGTCAATTTATTTGAATTTGAACTATTTAAATCTTTTTGTTCTATTGTAATTAATAATGAATTTATTGAACTATTATAACTTATATTCGGTTTATTACCATAATTTAATAAAGTTGTATATTTAGAATAACTCGCATTTGTATTTGAAGTGGCATTTAAATAAAACCAAAATGAAATAGCATATGTATAATTTAAATTATTATTTCCATTTAATTCAAGATAATTACCTAATATTTTCTCTGAGTTAAGATTGATTGGATTATTAATTAATTGTTGTCCTCCTTGAAGATTCATTTTATTAAAAAGTATTGGTGTTTCATAATAAATTAATAATAATATTATTGTTAGTATAATCAAAAATATACATCCATATGTATATGTATCTCCTGTTCCTTCTGTTACTTCCGTATAGTGCAATTTTGAAAAATGTTTCACATTTTTAATATTATCATTAAATAAACAATAAATATATAATATAATATTCGAAATTAATCCATAAAATGCGTTTTTATTCGAATTTCCTACAGGCAACTTTGTATGAAATGTTTTATATAAAAATAATATGATTATTATACAAATAAATATCTTTAATAATAATGGCGAATAACCTGAAAAATTAATAATAATATAAATTAACCATATTATAATAAATGCACTAATTAAACATAATATTGAAAATAATAGTGAATGCAATATATTTTTATTTGTTGTATTATTATAATTTAATATAAAAATTAATAATCCAGTTATTAAAGATAATATCAAAGTAAATATAATACTATGTATTGTATTTTGTGTTAAATAATTATTAATATTGAAATAACTATTTATATTATTCATATTATAATATAATATTATTTCATTATTATTTGTATTTATTACATATTTTCACTAGCGGTTTTTTTACCGTGACAATTACGACATAAAGCGATTAAATTTTGAACATCATTTCCACCTCCATATTCTAAACGTATTTTATGATCAATTTCAAATGTATGATCTAATTGTGAAAAACAATTTCCACATTTCCATTCTTGATTAGAAGCAACATACTTTTTTTTAGTTTCACTTACACATCGTTTTGTTGCTGTTTTTCTCTCTTGAGAGAATTCTGGAAGAATTTTAGAAGAATTAATTCCATTTAATGATTGCATAAAAGAAGTATCATCTTGATGTGATGTAAAATCAAATATTGGACTTAATACATCCATAGATGATTTATCTATCGGCATAAATTTTACTATATTATTTGCATATAATAACATATTTCTACCTTGTGCTGGATTTCTTTTTAATAATAAATATATACCTATACCTAATAGAACATAAAATATCATTTTATAATATTTTTTAAATGACATTAACATTTTAGTATATTTACCATCTGAATAAGCATTATATACAAAAAATGCAGTTAATCCTAGTATAAAAATTTCTAATCTCATTATATATATAATTAGTAATTAAATATTATGACTATATTATCATAATATTTAATATTATTTATAAAATTTTATCTATTATTTAGATTTTGATGCACTTTTAGATTTGGAATTGCTAAAAGGTTCTCTTCCAAAAAGTCCTTGTAATTTTAATGAACGCATTATATTTTTTTCACTTGAATTTGTTTTATAAATATGAAATATCGCTAAAATTAATATAATATATGGTAATAAAACTAAGAACCAAGATATTTCACTATATCCTTTCTTACATAACCATTCTAACACACAGGTCCATATTACTGCAAATATTAATTTAATACATACCATCATTAACATATTTCTCTGAAATAGTCCACATATTGAAGCAAAAAGTGCAATAATTAAATAAACTTTAGCTGGAGTACACAAACTATTATATAAATGTTGTAATTTCATTATATATATTATTAAATATTATAAATAATTAAATTACTTAAGTTAATTTTTTTATTTACTTAATAATTATATTTATATAGAATGAAATTATATAATTATTTATCATATAAATAATATATAATTAATAATATTATTATTATTATTACAAAGTATACAACTCTTTTAATATAATAATTATATTTTGACATAATTTCATTTTTTGATTTATAATTATTATAATATTTAATAAAAAAGTCATTTAAAGATAATTGAGGCTTCTCTAGTTTTTCATTTATTTTATTATGAATAAAATGCATCCAACGAACAAAAGAATCTCGATTATCTAAATAAGGAGTTATTGGATACATTTCTATTAATTTACTTAATTCACCTGAAATTATTTCAACTGGAATAAATAAAGGCAAATTTTGAATAAATTCATAATATTTTTTTTTTGTTACTGTACTTGGATATAACGGATATGTCATTGATAATGTATGTAAAAAAAACCAATAATGAGGTCCCCATACTTTAGGATCTAAATAAATATTTGACATTACTATTTAAATTAAAAAATATTTATATTTTAAACTATCATAACAACGTATTTTTTATTTATAATAGTATTTAAATTATTATTTAAAAATAATACTTAATATTATTTATTATGAATAAAAATATTAATATTTGTAATAATTGTGGCAAATACGGTCATTTATTGCATCAATGTAAATTACCAATTACTAGTTATGGAATTATCCTTTTTAAAAAAACTCTAGATGGAAATATGTATATGATGATTAGACGCAAAGATAGTTATGGATATATAGATTTTATTAGAGGTAAATATTCTCCTTATAATATTTTTCAATTACAAAATATAATTAATCAAATGACGTTACTAGAAAAACACTCTATTTTAACAAAATCATATGATGAATTATGGAATAATATGTGGGGAGAAACTTATAATTTACAATATAAAAGTGAGGGACAATTATCTTTAAAAAAAATGGAATTAATTAAAACAGGTATTATGGTTGATGATAAACAGATAACATTACAAAATTTATTAGAGAATAGTCCAACACAATGGACTGAAACTGAATGGGAATTTCCTAAAGGAAGACGTAATTATAAAGAAAAAGATTTAGATTGTGCTTTGAGAGAATTTGAAGAAGAAACCGGTATATCTAAATTTAAAATTAAAATTATTGAAAATGTATTACCATTTGAAGAAATTTTTATTGGAACTAATCATAAATCATACAAACATAAATATTTTTTAGCTTATATATCTGACAATACTATGATATCTTTAAATAAGTATCAATTAACAGAAGTAAGTAATTTAGAATGGAAAAGTATTAATAAATGTTTAGAATCTATACGACCATATAATTTAGAGAAAAAAGAATTAATTACTAATATTGATAATTTATTAAATGAAATTATATTATATTCATAATAATAATGTAAAAATATAATATAAAAATATTTATATTTTTATATGATAACATCAAATAAAAAAACGAGTAAAAGTAATACTGTACCTTCAATAAATCCGGATCCAAAATCGAACCCAGAACCAATTCATTCAATGTCTCATCCTAATCCTAATCCTAATCCTCCACCAATTCATTCTAATCCTTCACCTCCTTCACCAATTCATTCTAATCCTTCACCTCCTCCACCAATTCATTCTAATCCTTCACCTCCTCCACCAGTTCATTCTAATCCTTCACCTCCTCCACCAATTCATTCAATGTCTCATCCTAATCCTTCACCAATTCATTCAATGTCTCATCCTAATCCTTCACCAATTCATTCAATGTCTCATCCTAATCCTCCTATCTCTCCTAGTCCTCCTAACTCTCCTATCTCTCCTAACCCTCAAGATTTAGATACACAATTAAAACAACTTGCAGAAGAATATTCCAAACTTGATTGTAATAATGAAAAATATTTCTTAACTGATTGTAATAAATTCTTACTTAAAAAAGAATTAATGGAAAAAAGTTATTTATCTAATCATAATGATGAAAACTCTTATTTATATCCTAACTTAAATGATAAAAATTTTAATATTAAAATATCAAATAAAAAAGAATTTAATGATACAAAATATGATGGAACTATTTACGATAATATTAAAGAACAATCCGATATTTTGGCTAATGCTGATTTCGAATTAGCTCCACATCAAGCATTTGTTAAAAATTTCTTATCCTTTCAAACACCATATAATAGTTTATTACTATATCACGGATTAGGAACAGGTAAAACGTGTAGTGCTATAGGAGTTTGTGAAGAAATGAGAGATTATATAAAACAAACAGGTAATACAAAACGAATTATTATTGTAGCTTCTGAAAACGTACAAGAAAATTTTAAAACACAATTATTTGATGAAAGAAAATTAAAATTAGTAGATGGATTATGGAATTTAAAATCTTGCACTGGAAATAAATTGTTAAAAGAAATTAATCCAATGAATATGAAAGGAATGACTAAAGAAAAAATTGTAAGTCAAATCAAAAATTTAATTAATAATTATTATATATTTTTAGGATATATACAATTCGCAAATTATATTATTAAAACTATGAATTATGATGAAGAAATCGTTAAACAAAGTTTTATTAAAAAAAAAGAAATAAGAAAAAGCGGAGAGAAATCACAAATACAAATATTTAAAGATGCTAAATTAGAACTTAATTCCAGAATTATTACACGATTACGCAATGAATTTAATAATAGATTAATTGTTATTGATGAAGTTCATAATATTCGAAAAACAGATGAAAATGAAAATAAAAAAGTCGCTATTAATCTTGAATTATTAATCAAATCAGCATTAAATATGCGGTTTTTACTTCTATCGGCAACTCCAATGTATAATAGTTATAAAGAAATTGTTTGGCTTCTTAATTTATTAAATACTAACGATAGAAGAGGACGAATCTCTGTTAAAGATATTTTTGATAATAATGGCAATTTTAAACCTAATGGAGAAGAATTACTTATTCAAAAAGCTACTGGATATGTATCATTTGTACGTGGTGAAAATCCTTACACATTCCCTTATAGAGTTTATCCAACTGATTTTTCACCACAAAATACATTTCCTGCTATACCTTATCCTTCTTATCAAATGAATTTAAAAAAAATACAAAATGTAGATAAAAATCGCATTCTAAGTTTATATTTAATTCGAATCGGAGGATGTAATAATTGCGGAACATGTCAATATTGTTCTTATAAATATATTATTTATAATTTAAGAAATAAACAATTCTCAATTACAACTAAAACTGGAATTGTTAAAGATATGCCTAATTTTCAAAATATGGAATCATTCGGATACACATTACTTCAACTACCTTTGGAATCTCTTATTATTTCATATCCATTAGCTTCATTAAAACCTATATTAAGTGAAATACACGAAACAGTATCTGAAGAATTCTCTCATAGTTTTTCAGAAGAAACTACACATCAACCAGAAAAAGAACAACACGAACCAGAAGAATTAGAAGATCCAGAACAACCAGAAATAGAATCAATTGGAATTATACCAGAAAAAAGTACTGAAGAATTAGAATATCCAGAACAACCAATTGTTACAAATCCTATTCAATCCACTTCAACTAATAAATCCAGATTTATTGATCCACGACAATTAACCGGAAAAATCGGATTAGAAAGAATGATGCATTTCATAGATAGTAAAACTCCTCCTATTAAAGGCGAATTCGAATATAAAAAATCAACCATTGATACTTACGGTAAAATTTTCTCTCGTGAAATAATTGGCAAATATAGTGGAAAAATAAAATCTATCATAGATAATATTATTAATCCTCAAACAAATGTGGTATCAGAAGGTATCATATTAATTTATTCACAATATTTAGATAGTGGATTAATTCCTATGACTCTTGCTTTAGAAGAATTGGGATTTACCAGATATGGAGCACACGGTATTAAACCTTTATTTAAAAATAAACCATGTGATATTGTTGATGTTAGAACAATGCAACCACCTATAGATAAACAAAACTTTTTACCAGCACGTTATGTAATGATTACTGGTGATACACGATTATCACCTAATAATGATTTTGAAATAAAAGGATTAACTAATGAAAATAATAAATATGGCGAAAATATAAAAGTAGTATTAATATCTAAAGCTGGATCAGAAGGAATAGATTTAAAATTTATTAGACAAGTACATATTTTAGAACCGTGGTATAATACAAATCGTATTGAACAAATTATTGGGCGTGCTGTTAGAAATTTCTCTCATAAAGATTTACCTTTTGAAAAAAGAAATGTAGAAATATTTATGTATGGCACTATTTTAGATGATAATGTAGAAGAAGCGGCCGATTTATATGTATATCGAGTATCTGAATATAAAGCAATTCAAATTGGTAAAATTACACGAATCTTAAAAGAATCTGCTGTAGATTGTATTATTAATCATGATCAAACCAATTTTACACAAGAAATAATGAATGCTAATATGAAAGAATCTATTACTCAAGAATTATCCAGTGGAATTATATTACATAATTTTAAAATAGGAGATGCTCCATTTTCTCCATCTTGTGATTATATGGCAGATTGTAATTATTTATGCAGACCATCCGCACAAATTGATGAACATAATTTAAATGAAGATACATATAATGAAAATTATATTATTATAAATTCAGAAAAAATATTACAAAGAATCCGAATGTTAATGAGAGAAAATTTCTTTTATAAAAAAGATGTATTATTAAAATTAATTCGTATTCAAAAAGAATACCCTTATATTCAAATTTATTCTGCTTTAACACAATTAATTGAAGATGAAAATGAATTTATTGTTGATAAATACGGCAGAAATGGCAAATTAATTAATATCGGAGATTATTATTTATTTCAACCAATTGAATTAAGAGATAAAAACGCATCCATATTTGATAGATCTGTTCCTATTGATTATAAACATAATATGATCAATTTTGAAATTAAAAAAGGAAAAGAAAAAGAAAAAGAAAACGAAAAAGAAAAAGAAAACGAAAACGAAAAAGAAAAAGAAAAAGAAAACCCTGAATTAATTGTTAAACCAACTGAACCTACATTTTATAAAGGAAAACAAATCATTGATTCTATGATTGCCAATTTACAAATTACACGTGAATTTTCTAAAGAAAAATCTGTTGCAAGAGGTGATGATAATTGGTATAAACATTGCGGTATTGTTGTTACACAATTAGTAAAAGAATATCCATTAATTGAACCATATATAGTAAGTTATGTCATTATTCATATGATAGAATTATTAATATTTGAAGAAAAATTACTAATAATGAATTACTTATATTCATTAGAAAATATTACAAAAGATTCATTAGAATGGTTTTCAAAATCATATTTCGAAAATAATAGTATTATTATACCAAACTTTACAGTATTTATAATGTATAAATTAAATATAAAAAAATATATGATATTAAATGAAAATAATATATGGGTTGAATCTCAACCAGAAGATATAATTGATATAGAAAAATCACCTATAATACAATCCTATTTATTATTTAAAATAGCAGATTATAATAATATTATTGGCTTTATTGGTTATGAAAAAAAAAATCGTTATTTAGTATTTAAAACAAAATTATTATCTTCTACTCGAGATACCGGAGCAAGATGTGATGAATCTGGAAAATCAAAAATAATTACAAAATTAAATGATATTATTGGTGAAGTAAAATATACTAGTGAAAATACTAAAACATCAATAGTAATTGAATTATGTATTATTCAAGAATTCATTTTAAGGTTTTATAATAGCACTAAACGAAATAATAAAAAATGGTTATTAATACCAGAAATAGCTCTATTATATAAATTATATACAATATCTGTTTAATTATAATTAATAAAATTGAATGAAACATTATTAAATATAATATATATATAATAATAACATATGTCAGCATCAATTCAAAATCCGTTATCTTTTAAAAAAAAGAGAGAAGTTAAAATTCAATCTGTATATTCTAGAGGGTTAATTACTAAAAAAATTATTTTACCAATTACTACAATTGGATCAAATTTAAAAGAAACTATAGAAGAAAATATTGTCAGCAATTATGAAGGTAAATGTAGTGTAGAAGGATATATTAAATTAGGATCATCTAAAATAATAACATATTCAAGTGGTATTATAGAACGTGGAAGTAATATTATTTTTGAAGTAGTATTTGAATGTGATATATGTTTTCCAGTTGAAGGAATGCTTATTTCTTGTATAGCCAAAAATATTACAAAAGCAGGTATTCGTGCTGAAAGTTCTATGTATGTTCCATCACCTATTGTAATATTTATTGCAAAAGAACATCATCCTAATGTTTCCTATTTTTCAGAAGTAAAACAAGGTGACAATTTAAATGTTAGAGTTATAGGTCAACGATTTGAACTTAATGATAAATATATTTCAATTATAGGCGAACTTATTAAAGATAAAGAAAATTATAAATCATCCAAACAACCTATTAAAATACATTAATTCTTAATTATTCATTATTCATTATTCATTATTCATTAATATATTAAACTTTTCACAATATTTTTTTTTGTAAATTAATTCTTAATTATTCATTATTATAAAAATATATTATTATAATAATTTAAATAATACTAAAGTATTATTTAAATGAATATTAATGTTAATTCTACAGTTGAGATAAATAATTATTCAATTAATGAATTAAATAATATTAGAGAAACAATTGAAAATATGAATAAATTTAATCAAATTGAAATTTTACGAATTCTTAGTAAAGAATCTAATGTTATATTAAATGAAAATAAATATGGAATTCATATTAATCTTACTGAATTAAAAGAAGAAATTATTAATGAATTGTATTTATATATTAAATATGTAAATACTCAAGAACAAACACTTAATACAATTGAATTACAAAAAGAAAATTATAGAAATACTTATTTCTCAAAAGATACAAAAATAAAAGATATTAAATTAAAAGATTTAAAAACAAAAGATATTAAATCAAAAGATATTAAATCAAAAGATATTAAATCAAAAGATATTAAAGATAATAAATAATTTATTTATAAATAATTTAATAATGGTATCAAATATATTTGATAAATTACAAAATTATATGTTAACTGAAACAAATATACAACAATTATTAAAAACTATAATTAATCATAGTAATACGATTAATTATAGTAATACTAATAATAATAATAATACTAATAATAATAATACTAATAATAATAATACTAATAATAATACTAATAATAATAATAATAATAATAATAAATCTACTCTTTTTATTCCAAATCAACAAGATACATTATTTTGGTGTTTTTATATTATAAAAAATGGCGAGATTAATTATCAATTATTAAATAATAAAAATTTCATATTAGCAATGCAATTAAAAATAGAATTAGTAATTGAAATACGAAAATATAAAGATATTTTTAAAAAATATAAATTCGATACTATATCAAATATTGAAAGTAATTTAGGTATTGATAAATATATAAATATAAAAACATTTTTAGTATTATGTAGTGTTTCAAATATTAATATTATTTATATTCATAATAAAACATATTATGAATTATTAATGAATGATTCTAATAAAATTTATATTATTAATCAAATACAAAATGAAAATAAATACAATTGTAAATATGGATATGAATTAGCTTCAGAGAATTCATTAAATAATATAAAAAATACATTATTTAAAATTGAAAATATTAATAAACCAATTAAATCAATCACATTTTATAAAATATTAGATTTAATAAATATTTGTAAAAAACTAGAAATTGAAATAATAAATAAAGATACTAATAAAAATAAATCAAAAAATGAGTTATATGAAATAATTCTTACAAATTTATAAATAAATAAATATAATTTATTTATAAATTATATTTATAAATAAAAAAAAATTGAACTATGATTTAAAAATATGTCTTATTATATATAAATAAGAATGAGTTCTTTTGAAAAATCAAAAACGGACGTTTTAGAAGAAACAATTGATTTTGGTAAATCATATTTAAATGATTTATTTAAAGAATTAGACATAAAATCACAAAGTCAAATACTTAAAATGCAGAAAAAAGAAGATCAAATAGAACTTTTAAAAGATATAAATCATCCTGAATTACAAACATATTATAATAATTTACCTAAATCAACACAAGAAAAATTAGATGCACAAAATATTCGTGATAAATTTAGAATAATAAAACAAATTGTAAATAAAAAAAAATTAGCAAGTTCACAAAAAAAAGAAGAACGAAAAGAAATTGAACCTGAAGATGAAGAACCTGAAAAACCCGAAAAAGAAGAAAATGATGAAGAAGAAGAAGAAACTGAAGAAGTTATTCAAAAAATAAAAAAAGAAGGACCACAACAAATACGTTTTGAAAATATGATGAATTCATTTTATGCTATGAAACCATATTCATATTCTACAATAAATCACGAATTAGAAGTAAAATTTGGCACAAAACATATCCGACCTTTAATGCGAAATGATTATGATAATGTAATAAAAAAAATTAAATCATCCGGATTTATAATTAAAGGAAATAATTCAGGAGATTATTATTTACGCATAAATTGCGAATTTTTAGATAGTGGAACAGGCAGAATTAAATTATCTGATGTAAGAACTGAAATTAAAGGATTATATAATATTGAAGAATATTGTAAAAATAATGATATCAAATCATTATACGCAAATAATGTAACATGTATAGATTTTATTCATAAAAAAATGGGAAATATCAATAGAGAAAAAATATATCCTGTAGATTTTGATGATTTCAATTTTAGAGTATCTTATCAAACTGAAGAAAAAACCAAACACGGAATTAAAAATTTTATAATAGATAATTGGAAAAAATCAAAAAAAGAATTTAGATTTATTAATCGTGTATCATTTCAACATGAAGATTATCCATTTGTAATTGATGTTAGTATAGTAAAATTCGGTAATAGAACTACAGATAAATATGGACGTGAAAATAGAGGACAAACTATTAGAGTATATAATTTAAATGAATCTAATATATTTAATAATACAGAAGTATTTGAAATCGAAATCGAAATCGATAATACTAAAATCGGACCAAATACTCAATTTAATTCTCCATTATTAATATTAGAATCCTTAAGAAAAGTAATTAAATTAATTTTATCAGGACTCCAAGGAACTAATTATCCTGTTTCATATTCAGAACAACAATATGTTTTGGATTCTTATATGAAATTAATTTGGGGTAGCGATTATGATGTAAAAAAACATATTACTAGTAAAAATTTTATCGGTCCTAATTCTATTACATTACAACTTATTAATATCGCACCATTCGATACAAATTCAAATCAACCTAATATTCGCACAGACTTTATTGTCACTGATAAAGCAGATGGCATTAGACATTTATTATATATTTCTAAAGAAGGCAAAATATTCTTAATTAATACTAATATGGATATTATATTTACTGGTGCTATAACAACTAATTTGGAATGTTTTAATACATTATTAGATGGAGAATTAATATTACACGATAAACACGGGAAATTTATAAATTTATATGCTGCATTTGATGTATATTATATAAAAAATAAAGATGTCAGAACATTTTCATTCTTGTTATTACAAGAAGAAAAAGATATTACTAAATCAAGATATCAAATATTACAATTCATTAATAAAAACTTAAATCCAGTTTGTATTACAGATAACCGTAAAAAAGAAGAACAATCTATTACTAGTATAGTAAAACGTAATAAAAAATTAAATGAATTCATTTCACCAATTCGAATTGTATCAAAGGATTTTTATCCTAATAATAATAATCAAACTATATTTGAAGCGTGTAATTTAATTTTAGAAAAAGAAAGAGAAGGTAGATTTGAATATAATACTGATGGATTAATATTTTCACATTCATTATTTGGAGTAGGATCTAATGAAATCGGCAAATCTGGACCAAAAACAAAAATAACTTGGGAATATTCATTTAAATGGAAACCACCTCAATATAATACAATTGACTTTTTAATTACTACCGTTAAAAATTCTAATGGTATTGATACAATTCATTCTTTATTTCAAGATGGTATGAATAATGCTGAAACTACTCAATATAATCAATATAAAACTATTGAATTAAGATGCGGATTTAGTGAAAATAAAGATGGATTTATAAATCCTTGTCAAAATATTATTGATGATAATTTACCTGAATTTATATATAAAACCGATGATAAAACGGATGATTATTTACCAAAAAGATTTTATCCTACTGAACCATATGATGTTAATGCTGGATTATGTAATATATTATTACGATCAGACAGTATAGGTAATCCTAAAATGTTTACAGAAGAAAATGAAGTATTTGAAGATAACACTATCGTAGAGTTTAGATATGATTTAGATAAAGATGATGGATGGAAATGGATACCTTTAAGAGTTAGATATGATAAAACCGCTAAATTAAAAAGAGGCGAAAAAGAATTTGGAAATTCATATAAAACGTGTAATGAAAATTGGAAATCTATACATCCTACTGGTAGAATTACTGAAAATATGTTATCTACTGGATTAAATATTCCTACCATCAGTGTCAGTGAAGATAAATATTATAATACAACTGTCGGTAAATTTAAAACAGAAGCAATGAAAAATTTTCATAATTTATATATTAAAAAAATACTCATTACTGGAATATCCAAACCAGGAGATACATTTATTGATTTCGCTTGTGGTAAAGCAGGAGATCTTCCAAAATGGATTAATGCTAAATTATCTTTTGTATTTGGAATTGATTTATCTAAAGATAATTTAGAAAATCGTATTGATGGCGCTTGTAGCAGATTCTTAAAATTAAAAAAAACAAATAGACACGTCCCAGATGTGTTATTCGTTAATGGAAATAGCAGTTTTAATATTAAAGATGGCAGCGCAATGTTAAATGAAAAAGCAAAACAAATCACTAATGCTATTTTCGGAAAAGGAACTAAAGATCCAGAATTATTAGGAAAAGGAGTTATCAGACAATATGATAAAGGAATTGAAGGATTTAATATTTCTTCTTGTCAATTTGCCATTCATTACTTTTTTGAAAATCCAGATACTTTAACCAATTTTATTAAAAATGTTGCTGAATGTACAAAACTAAATGGATATTTTATTGGAACTTGTTATGATGGAAATTTAGTGTTTAATAAACTTAAACAAATTCACCAAGGCGAAAGTATTCAACTATTTGATAATAAAAAAAAAATATGGGAAATAGTTAAAGGATATGATAATGAAACTTTTAATGATGATTCGAGTTCTATTGGATATAGAATTGATGTATATCAAGAATCTATTAATCAATTAATCACTGAATATTTAGTCAATTTTAATTATTTAAATCGTGTTATGCTCAATTTTGGATTTGAAATTATTCATCAAGATGAAGCTCGTAGTTTCGGTTTACCTGAAGGTTCTGGATTATTTAGTGAAATGTTTTCATTTATGATGGATGACATCTCTAAAAATAAAATTAAAGCAAAAGATTATGGTAAAGCACCATATATGACACATAATGAAAAACAAATCTCATTTTTAAATAGATATTTTGTTTATAAAAAAATAATTAATGTTAATACAGATACAGTTAAAATTGATATCGAAGAATATGCTATACAACTTCCACTTGTTCCTATTGCTGTTGAAGAAGAAGTTGCCGCACCAAAAATAAAAGTTAAAAAACCCACTATTAAAAAATTAAATAAATTTATATTAATATCTGATGAAGAACCTTCTGAAGTTGCTCAACAAAAAGAAACACCTGTTGTTGTCGCTCAACAAAAAGAAGAAAAAATAAGTAAAACTGAAAAAGCAAAAGCTGAAAAAGCAGAAAAAGCTCAAGAAAAAGCACAAGAAAAAGCACTTAAAGCACAACAAAAAGAACAAGAAAAAGCACTTAAAGAACAAGAAAAATCACTTAAAGCACAACAAAAAGAACAAGAAAAAGCGGAAAAAGTTGAAAAAGCGGAAAAAGCAAAAACTGAAAAAGCGGAAAAAGCTCAAGAAAAAGCACAAGAAAAAACCGCAAAAACCGCAAAAGCAGAAAAAGCAGAAAAAGCCGAACTAAAAGCTCAAGAAAAAGTAAAAGAAAAAACGGAAAAAGCCGAACTAAAAGAACAAGAAAAAGCACTTAAAGCCGAACAAAAAGAACAAGAAAAAGCACTTAAAGCACAACAAAAAGAACAAGAAAAAGCCGAAAAAGCCGAACAAAAAGCACAAGAAAAAGCACTTAAAGCACAAGAAAAAAAGAAAAAATAAAATTAATATTATAACCTTAATGTGATTAATATTTACAATTTATATAACTATAATATTTTCTAACATACTTAAATAAATAAAATATAATAATAATAAAGAATGAATACTTATTTATTACCAAAAATACAATCTACAATTATAATATCTCCAACAAGTAATCCAGATAATATAACCAATCCATATATTTCATTTAGTCTTTTTAAATATCATATTGAAATACTTAATGAAATTACTACTATATGTATAAATAAAAATATAAATTTAAATGATATGCTAAAAATAATGAATCCATATGAATACATTTTTAATAAAATACCTGGAATAAATATATCTGTTAGCAAACTTAATTTTAAAACATATCTATTTTATGATTTATTCGAAATATTTGTAACACTCAATATTTTTAATATATATAAATATCCTATTAAAATATTACATTTAACCAATAATTATGATAGTATAGAATGTATTAAAATGTTACGTGACAATTATACTGATGAAATACATATATATGATAAAATTAATAATACAATTATTAATTTAATTGAAAATACTAAATTTCATTTTTTATATTTTGAATCAATAGAAACTAATTTAATTAAATATATAAATTCTTTAATTGAATTTATTATGATCATTTTTAAAAATCAAGAATTTAATGGAACATGTATTCTTAAAATTAATACTATTTTGTTTAAACCAATTATTGATATTTTATATATATTATCAACTTTATATAATAAAGTATATATTTTAAAACCAACTACCAGTAATTTAACTTCATCTGATAAATATATCGTTTGTAAAAAATTTGAACCATCTGAAATAAATAATAGTCATTTGATGCTAAATTATTCTAAATTAAATATTATTCTATCTGATAACCCTAATACAAATATTATATCATTATTAAATTATGATATTTCATTATATTTTAAAATGAAAATTAATGATATCAATATTATAATGGGAAATCAACAATTAGAAATTTTAAATTCATTAATGAATTTATTAATGAATAAAAATAAAAAAGATAAAATAGAATTAATGTCCAAAACAAATATTCAAAAATCAATTCTTTGGTGTGAAAAATTTAAAATTTCATATAATATTTTATCTGATAAAAATAATATTTTTTTACCACAATTTAAACATGATAATTTAATTGAACAATTTATATAAATTTTTTGTTATACATTATTTATATTATTAATATATAAAAATGAAATACTTTTCATTCTTTTATTTATATACATTGAAGAGAAAACTAACGAAACTAACGAAATGGACAGACCATACAATCAATTCTTTGTCAAAGAATTAGTGGAAGCGGATATACGCCATTTCCAACCGGGACCATTTGGGTGTCAAGGAGGTAAGGTATATAAAATAAATTTATATTCAACTGGAAATTTTGATATTTTTGAAAAAATATTACCTTGTTCTATGATGCGAATGGATAGGGCAGAAATATTTCCTGTTTTAAAATTTTATGCTAGACAAAATAATGAAAAAAATGAAATGAATAGAATGAACCCAATTGAAATGGACCAATATGACATTTATTATCAAAATCAAGCCCCATATTATAACGAAATATTAGATCGATGCACATTTGTACCTGATGAATTTATGATGCGATTTAATACTACTCAAACAACACCACTTGATAATCACGCAGAAATATTAAATTTAATAGAAAATATATTTCGAAAAAATAAAGGTAATGTTGTATTAGATGATTTTGAATCAATTAAATATATTATTCAACAACAACAACATATTTCACATAAACAAAAACGTAATGATGAATTAGAAAAAATGAATATATTATCTTCAAAACGGTATGATGTATTAGAAAAAATGAATATATTATTTTCAACACATAATGATGAATTAGAAAAAATGAATATATTATTTTCAACACGTAATGATGAATTAGAAAAAATGAATATATTATTTTCAATAATTTTATTATTTATAATTATTATATATCTAATAAAAAATTTTCGAAAATAATAATATTAAAAGTGTATAATTTATTTATATATATATATTAATAAAAAAAAGTTTATAAAACTTTTTTTTTAAACCTTTTTATTTAATTTATTAATTTAATAAAAAAATGAAATACTTTTCATTCTTTTATTTATATACATTGAAGAACACTAACAAAATGGACAGACCATACAATCAATTCTTTGTCAAAGAATTAGTGATAGGAGATTATTTTAAATGTAATGGACCATTTAGACGACCAATTAATAATAATTATTTAAGTATATATAAATTTAATTTATATTCAACTGGTAATTTTGATATTTTTGAAAAAAAAATACCTTATAATGGAAATATTTGTAGTCTTATACGGGATATATATCAATTTCCTATTTTAAAATATTATAATAAAAATGAAAGAAATCAAGATGATGAAAATTATTTCTTATTACATCTACACGATCACCAAATAATACAGCGTTGTACATTTGTACCTGATGATTTTATGATGAGATTTAATACTACTCAAACAACCCCACTTGATAATCAAATACAAATATTAAATTTAATAGAAAATATATTTCGAAAAAATAAAGGTAATGTTGTATTAAACGATTTTGAACCAATCAAATATATTATTCAACAACAACAAAATATTTCATATACACAAAAACGTAATGATGTATTAGAAAAAACAAATATATTATTTTCAATAAGTATATTTTATATATTTATTGTATATCTAATAAAAATGTTTCGATAAATATAAAATATAAAATTTGTATATATATTAATATTAATTTATATATTAATTAATAAAAAAAGTTTATAAAACTTTTTTTTATTATATTTCATAAATAATATAGAGTTATTTTTTTTGTGTTTTTTATTATATTTATAATAATTAAGATGTCAATTCATACATTTGGCGATAGTCATTCACATAATGGGTGGTCTGGAATAATTAATCATCATTTAAATGCTAGATTATGTTATAGTTTTGGTAGAGATAAATTAAATTTTTGTGATATTCGTAATTTTAATGTCAAAGATGGTGATACGATTATTTTTTGTTTAGGTGAAATAGATTGTTGATGTCATATTAATAAACATATAAATGAAACAAATACATATGAAGATATAATAGACAAAATAGTTTGTAATTATTTTGAAGCAATTAAATTAAATGTAATCACTTCTCAACTTAAATTAAAAAATGTGTGCGTTTATAATGTGGTTCCACCCGTTCAAAAACATAATACACAAGAAGATTCAAGACAGCCCTATTTAGGTAGTGACGAAGAACGAAAAAAATATGTTTTATACTTCAATAAAAAATTAAAAGAAAAATGTAATGAAAATAATTATATATTTTTTGATATTTATGATAAGTATATAGATGAAAATGGATTTTTAAGAAAAGAATTAAGTGATGGTTTAGTTCATATAATGGATGGAGTATATATAACTAATTTTATAAATGAAAATAATATATAAAATAATCGGCATTTGAAATGTTTCGATAAATATAAAATATAAAAATTGTATATATTAATATTAATTTACAAATTGAGCAGTTCCACTTGTAGTATTATATGTATTTGGAGATTGAGAGAAATGATTAGAACTGAATACAGCAGATGGATAATATCGATATGGACTTAATTGAGAAACCTGATTTTGATACTGTGGTAATGATTTATAATAACACAATTTTTTATTTTGAAATGGATATGTAGTAGGTGAATTACAATTAGGTGCTTTATTTTTATATAAATTAGCATAATTAGGATTATCTCCAGCATATAACTGATTAGCAGTAACTAACATTTGTCCTGTATTATTATAATTTTGAATTGAAGCTGCATTAGTTGAAATAGTATCAACATTAAGTTTTAGAATTCTAGTAGAACTATCAACAGCACCTTCTTTAGCATATTGAAAGTTATTAGGTTTATACACAACCAATTGACAACCAGCAGGATTAGATGGTCCAGAAATAGGCATACCAGAATATGGATTTTTAATAAATTCAGTAAATACAATTAATGAATTACTTTTATGTGGTTCTTGTAAAGTATTTAACCAATTAAAAAATCCTGGAATAGAATTAATATTAAGAGTATTAAATGTATTAACTTCACTTTGAGTTAAAATATTTTTATTAAACATAATAGTTATCATTTGAGAAATAAGAGCATTTTCAGTTGCATCAAATATTTGAGCATTCGGTTGACAATTTGCTAAATAAGTATTAGTTAAAGATAAAGGACTTCCTGGTATAGGTCCTTTATTTCCATCTACAGAAATATAATAAGGATTTGATTTATAAACAGAATTATCCATATTTGTTTTATATGATAAGAAATTAAATGCCTTTTGAGTATAAGTTTTACATCTATTTTGAAGATATTGAGTATGTGTAGTATAATAATTATTTTTAATATTAGTACTAGCATAAATTGCTCTGCGTTTTGCTTTATATTCATCATTACAACATAAAATAGGATTTGTAGTATTTGCTTGAGGATTCTCTTCTAAAAATGTTTTATTAGGAAAATAATTAGCAATAATTCCAACACCTTGACACGTTTTACAATCGGTCAATAATTTATTAATATTATTATTTTCATTAGGTACATTCTGTTTAACAGTATATGCTCCAGGTTTATCTTGCATATCATTTAATAAACCAGAACCTCCAAATCCTCCACCGAGAGAAGTTCCTTTACTAGATGCTACAAATCTATTCATATTATAATTTATTAAAGCTGCTTCATTAATAGTTATAGAAATATTACTATTATAAGGATCTTTACCATTTAAATTATTTGCTTGAATTGGCACAGATGGTATAACTCTACCTTTTCTAAAATGTTTAATTGGTCTTGGAATAAATACTCTTGTATTTGAATATGTTCTTGAAGGAAATGAACCGGATTTAAAAACATTTCCAACATCATTATTTGTTAAAGGTCTAATGTGTCCTGGAGCTGTTCCAACTGGATTACTATTAATACCTGTTCCTTTCCATGAAATATATTGTTGATTATAATATGTGCTATTATGATTATAACCTGATGCAGGCATAGATCTCATTCCTAATGGATAAACCGCTGTTGACATTTATAATATTATAAAAGAAAATAAAAGAAAATAAAGAAATAAAAAGAAATAAAGTAATATATTATATAAATGGTATCATTTATATATATTTTAATATTATTTTTTATTATATTAATTACTTATCAAGTAATTATTAATAATTCTACTATAGAAGGATTAACCACTTCAACCGTAACTGGAACTGGAATTGCTGGAACTGCCGTTGGAACTACTATCGGAACAGGTACATCATATACTCCATATGATACAACTACTGCTCCTACGAATGCTTTAACTTTAGCAATACAAAATGCTGAAAATATTGAATACTTATACCAATCTATCGCTTCATTTCAAAATATGAATACTGAAATTCAAGATTTAAGCGGTAATGTAACCACTTTACAAAATCAAGTTAATACTTTAGTTCAAGCTAATCAACAATATACATCTAATATGCTTGGAACTACACCCCCTGTAATTACAGGTTCTACAGCTTCTACAACTTCTACAGGTTCTACATCTTCTACAACTTCTACAGATACCACTTCTTAATAACACTATTTCACTTTTAATATTACTATTTACTATTCTATTTAAATTAAATTATATAAAATATTAATATAATTTAATAATAATGTCTAATATATTTGAACAAGTATTAACTGATGCAACCGGCGTAGAAACTAATTTACTTGGACCTACATATCCTTATTATCAAAATATAAAATCTCCTTCAGAACTTGGAATGAATGCTAATGGAACTATACCACAAGTCGGTAAAAATATTACTGGATTAATACAATATGTCGATGTATTAGTTACAGGTGATAGTTCCGCTTCTACAACAGGCGGACCTTTAGGAAATAAATTCTTTTTACAAACTGGTGCAAAATGTTCTGCAGGAACAAATTGCACTGCGGATCCTTCGAATTGTCAAACTGTTGACAGATATATTTATGTCAATAATGTACCAAATGGAGATATACCATTCATATCAAGTGGATTAGGAGAAAACTTTTCGGATTTTAAAGGATTAATTCCTGGCGCTTTGGGAAATTTAAATGTATTAAATCCTTATGCTATTTTAAGTTCTTTTATGTCAGGATCCACACCTCCTTGTCAAGAACTTACTATGCAAACAATTGATACTAATAATAATTCGTCTTCTGAAACTCATTATGTCACATTAACTGATATTTCTAATATGGATGCGTGTTCTTTTTCAAATGGAACTAATCCTGTTTCAAATTCTAAATGTAGTGAAACATTTCAAACTGGTGTTTTTAAAAATAATAGTGTTTCTAAAAATGCAGCACATATTATGTCATCTGATCCTTTAGATAAAATTTATTTCGCTTGTTTAAGTGCTATTGCTATTTATATCTTATATTGTTTTATGAAAAAATCCAATTAATACTTTTTAATACTTTATAAAAAAAATAAACACTTTCACAATTTATATATCTCTCTTTTAATTCTATTCTCTTGAAATATAAATATTTTAATATATATTATAATAGAGAGAAAAAAATTATATTAATAAAAATTTATACAATATTTTTTTATTAAATTTAATAATTAATTTATTAATCTATATTTCTAGATAAATTCTCTTTTAAAATTAATTGTTGAGTTAAATTTAATATAGCATTATATTGTTGTGATATAATGATTTTATCTTGTTGTGATATTGTGTTTTTATCTTTTTCTAATTGAGCTATTATTATTTTTTGATTATTTATTATTTCACGTAAATTTATATTTTCAATATAATAATTATGTTTATTTGCATTTAAACTGTCTATCCATTTAATATGAGATTTCGATTTTATATGTATTGAAAAACTTCCTTTATCATAAAATAAATGACTTTTTCTACTTCCACATGGACATCTTAATCCATTCTTAAAATTATTTATATGTATAATATTATCTACATATTGATGCAACTCATTTATACTCGGTTCGTAAATATCAGATTCACTTATTAACTCCATTAAATTGTAATTATTATAAATTTATATTTATAAATATATTTCATTTTTTTTTATAAATATAAATTATCATTTTATATATTTCATTTTTCTTTTACTTTTTCTATTTTTATTATTTTTTCTTTTACTTTTTCTATTTTTATTACTTTTTCTTTTACTTTTTCCTCCTTTAATAGATAAATTTTCTTGTATTATATCATTGTATTGTTGATCATCTAAACACTTATTATTATTAACACAATTTTGATTTTGAAATGAAGTGTATTGTTTTCTGCATTTAAACACACCTGATGCATTTGAAGTACATCTAATTTTAAATTTTAAATCCTTTAAATCTTGTTTATCTTGGTCATCTTGGTCATCTTGGTCATCTTGTGTTTTTTTATATTCTTTAAGTGTTGTTTTATATTTATTAAACTTATTTCCAAAATAATTCCAGGACGACATATAATATAATATTTTATTTAATTTTTACAAGATTTACAATGTAAATGATGGTGACGACGACAAAATTTCATACTTTTTCTTTTTCTACCACCTACAGTTTTACCTGAAAATGATGCAGCATTGTTTGCTAAATTTGTATGTGATGAAAATCCACCTTTTTGTTTTATAATTCCACCACATTTACCACATCTACCACCGGTTGTTGTGGTTAAAGTATAAGATGGTTCAGTATCATCCGTTAATGATCTACCCCAGTTTCGCTGTTGCTGCGGTTGCTCATATCTATTATTTGAGTGCTGATATTCATTCTTCGGATCAGTCGACGAATTATGAAATGGATTCAAACTATTCCAAAATGAAGGGGAACTATTTCTATCCTGATTTTCTTCCCCAGTTCCAAAAATATTCCAATCTCCTCCTCCTCCTTTTTGTCTTTTGCGTCTAGTGCGTCTAGTATGTCTTTTTTGTGTCATTTATATAATATAATAATAATATATATTATATGAATAATTATTATTAATTATTATTAATTTTTTAAAACGAATTTTTTAAAACAATAAAAAGCTGCTAAAGCACCTAGAATTTCAACAATAATATATGGAATTAATTCATACTTAGCGATTTTACCAGAAATATAATAAGAGATAGCAACAGCTGGATTATATGCTCCTCCAGAAATTTTGCCTCCTAATAAACATCCTATGGATAATGCTGTTCCAATAGCAATCCAATTATTAGTTGCAAGAATAACATATACAAGGAGCATTGTTCCTAAAAATTCAACTAAATATTTATTCATTATAATATTAATAAATAATTTAATATTAATAATTAAATATAATTATTTCTGTTAGGAGGTATAGGACCAATAATTTTTTGTAAAAACGAAAAATATTGTGGTCCTTGTCCGTGATTTTTCATCCAAGTATAAATTCTGTTTTGAGAACCGATTTTATTACGCGGGGAACCAATAAGTAATGCAGGTCCAGTTCTACCATAACTTCCAATTCCATAAGAAGGAGTTAAAACAGGATATCCAACATTTTGCGTATAATTTGACATATTATAATAATACTAAATATTATATTTTTAAATTTAATAATTTTGTCGAACAATTGATCCCCAAGCACATATTTTCCCATTAACTAAATTAATATTTTGTATAGCTCCTTTTTTTTTGGGAGCAACACATCCGCCAGAACGAGCTCTTTTTAAAGTAGTCATAGTTCCACTAGGATAATAACTTTTAGTACCGATTGGTACATTATTAGGTAAGTTAACTTTATAAGCGCTTTTACCTATAGCATTACTTTTAATAGTATTTAAATGTAAAGATGATGAAATAGGTGGAATATAATTTGTATGAGATGAAGTAGAAACCATTCTTCCAGATGAATTAATTTGATATCCTAATGGTGTAGATAATTTACCAGAGATGATTTGATTAATAATAGATTGTTGATTTTGAGCAGTTCTTAAATATTGATGTCTCGCATTAGTATTCATTTCAGAATAAACTGGTTCTTGCATTGAATAGAATTGAGGTGGTGTAGGTCTTAATCCCGTTAAAATTCCATAATTATGATATGGAATTTGAGGAGGTGTTTGATTAGTGCTTAATGGTCCAGTAATAGGAGCATTAACATAATTATTATATGATACAGAACCTATATTTCTAGATACTGCATATGGAGTAGTCATTAATATTAATATATATATTTATTATTATTTTCTCTATTAACAGAATTGGGATTATTACAAAATAAACAATATTGAATAAAAATATGTGATTCAACAAAAATATTATTATTAGATTTGCATTTAGAACATTTAAATATATTAGGTAATTGGCAGATTAAATGTTTATTAAAATCTGTTTTTTGATATATTATATTGTTTTTAATACGTTGCATAATATAATATAATATAATTAAAATCTGTTTTTTGATATATTATATTGTTTTTAATACAATTTATTATATTATATATTATTTACATTACTTAAATATAAATTAATATCTACGTACTGCTTTTAGTGCTACTTGACTAGCATTAGATTGATCGCCACCATATGATAAATCATTATAGTTTTTATTTACAGCTCTTTGTTTTAAATAAGTAGTATAATCTGAACTATCATAAACATATTTTACATTACATGCAGCAGCAGGAATATCTTTAATTAATTGAATACTACTATAAGTAGCAGATGGAGTACAAGAAACAGAAACAGAACCAAAACGTGTTTTTAATCCTTTAAGATTTGGTCTACTTTGGAAACTTTGACAACTTCCACCACACGAATAATTTTCACGACTTAAAAGGTCTCCTGCATTATTAACAGCTCTAAAAGGAGTAGTTACACTTTGTTTTAAATTATTACGTCTTAATTGACTAGGATAAGTTGTATTCCAAGCTTGTTTTAAAGTGAATCGAATTTGTTCATATTCTGGATATCTTTTATCCACATTTTGAGTCGGTTGAGGAATCCAACCATGTATAGCTCCTCCAGAACTTTTTTTACTTGTTGCTAAAATATTAAAAGCAACATTACTTCCATTAATTGCACTAGTATATCCTATAGATGTCATTTATATAATAGTATAGTAAAAAAATATTATTAATAATTTAATCTAAATAAAAAATAAAAAAAAAATAAATGAATATTATAAATGTTAAATAAATCGTTGTTATTAAGTGGAATAATTTTATTATTAATTGATAGTATTTATATAAATTTATCAAAAAAGTATTTTATAAATCAAATACAACGTATTCAAAATAAAAAACCTAAATTAAATTATATAGGTATAATATTATGTTATATATTTTTAATTATTGGAATTAATTATTTTATAATTAAACCAAGTAAAAGTATATCTGATGCGTTTATATTAGGTATAGTAATTTATGGTGTATATGAAACAACCAATTATGCATTATTAGAAAATTGGTCATTTTTAACTGTAATTATGGATACTTTATGGGGTGGTATATTATTTGCATTAACTACTTATATTATGATTAAATTACAAAAGTATTTGAATATTAATAAATAATTAATTATATTAAAATTTAGTGACATATATAATATGTCACTAAATAAAAAAGATATTATTATTGAAATAAAAGATACTTTAGATAAAAACAAATTAGATGACTTAAAAAGATTTTTAAGTAAGCGTCAATGTTTAAATACTAATAATTTATATTTAAATTACTTATTTCATTTAGTTCAAACGGCTGGAATATTTACCACTTCATATGCTACAGGAAATAATAATATAAATTTAATATGGGTAGGCATATTTTTAAATATGTTGGCAACACTAATTAGTATTTATGAACAAACTAATAATTCAATTTTAAAAAAAATAATAACTGATATTAAATTAATAAAAGATAATAATTATATAGATGAAGGAGATATAATAGATACTAATACAATGAATTTATCAAATAATCCTTTAAGTTCTAGTTCTAATTTAAATGATACTTCAAATACTAATAATCTAAATATTAAATCAGATAATTTACAAAATAATACAACAATTACAACACCATTATTAGATAAATAATTTATGTATTTGTGGTCATTATTCGTGGAGCAATATTCATTGTATTTAATTCTTGAAATAATAATTTACAAGCATATGGAATTTCTACATATGCAAAATCTACACGATTATCACACGTTCGGCAATGATGAATATGCATTTTTTCATTGTATGCAGCAATAAGACCACATTTTTTACAAACGTGTACTGAATATTTATCTGAAGCATCATATATTCTTCCTTTAGTAAATCTAGATGCACCGTGTGATACCATACAATTATGTGCAACTATTCCATTAGCTAAGAATGAATGTGTATTTTCAACTTCAATATCATATACTTTATGTATTCCAATAGGTCTAATATCTATAACTGTTAAATTCATAGTTGGTAAACCATCACATTCTCGTTTAACTCCATAACTTGATAAATTTAATGTATTATTTTCATCATCAATATCATTATTATTTAGAGCATCTTCATCATCTTCATTTTCATCTTCATAAATATCAACTTTTTTAATTTGTTTACGAATTGTATCATTATTTAAGAACCATTCTAAAGCACCAATTTCTGTTAAATATTCTTCTGCTGTAGGAAATAAATTACTTGAAAATTTTCCAAATTTAGTTCCTTTAATTAGATGATCTGTAATATCGTGTGCTGATGGAATAGCATATATATGTATTAAAGGTTCTAATAAATTTAATTCATCAATAGCTTGTTCAATAGCATTTTTTGTAGGAACAATTTTATTCGGTGTTTCTTTTTTAATTCGTGTAAATTGTGTAATTTCATCAACTCGTTTTACAATCCAATTATGTTGTCTAATAACTTCATTTCTTAATCTTTTATAAGAAACACCTGCTTCTAATCTTTGTGATTTATGACAACAATATCTAAATCCGATTTGATCGTGAAATTGAATTAATTCATCAATATCTAAATGTAAAATTAACTGATAATTATTTAATTTTGTATCACTATTTTTTTTATTTTTTGAAAAACTAGTTTCTTTAAATTGTTGAATAGAAACTTTATTAATATTAAATTTTTGTAGTAATTTTTTAATATCATTCATCATTTCAGTAAGAGATTCTAAATGTAGTTTATTTTTAGTTTGTGAAAATGAGATTGAAGATAATAAATCTCTTTTTCCTCTATGTAGTCCAAGAACACAAGTATGTCCGTCTCCTCCGAATAATCCTCCTAAAAATTCGCGAATGATTGGTTTAGGACAATTTTCATCAAGAATAAATTCTGGTAGTATTGCTTTTTGTATAACTTTTTTTCCAATAATTAAACCTTCTAATTGAATTATATGATTGAGTAAAACTACAGGAATTCTTACACTATATAAATTTTTATGTTTAAAATTAGTTTGTTTTATATTACATAAAAGTTTAAGATCGTTAATAAAACTATTTACATCAATCATATGTCCTAAAAATATAGTTCCTGTATATATATTTTTACGATAACCAATATGTCCATCTGTTATTAAATATCCAATTAATTTAGATAATATAAGTGTTTTTTTATAATTTTCAAGTGTATCAGTTTTAAATAACAAATCTCCAACTTTTAAATTCCATCCATTACATTCTTTGATTTCATCATTAAAATCAACTACAGGACATGTAATACTAGATTTTACTTTTTGTTTTCCAACTATTAAATCTTTTGCTTTTATCCATTGATTATCTGATGTTAATATAGGATGTTCTGGTGTACAACTTTTAGTTCTACCATCTTGAAATGTTAATTGAATGCATTCACGTTCTCCTTTATACATAAATCCAACTTGTTTAGAAGGTATCATTTTATTTGTTGTTTCATCCCATCCATATACTTCATTATTACAATCTCCCATATCTTGTATCAACATACTGAGACCATTAGTAAGTGTGATTTGCGTCGTACCCAATTCACAATCTCTTTCCATTTCTCCAAACCTTAACCCTCCATCTCGCGATCGTCCTTCAGCTGGTTGTCTAGTTAAATTCACCATTGGACCAATAGAACGACTATGCACTTTATCATTAACCATATGTTTTAATCTTTGATAAAATACAGGACCAATAAATACACTACATTCGTGTTGTTCTCCAGTTAATCCATTATATAATAATTCATTACCGTGAGCTTCATAACCCAGTTTTAATAATTCATCACAAATATCTTTAATATCAAAATTCCCAAATGATGTACCATCTCCAAATAAACCTAATTCTAGTAATACTTTTCCAAGAACAGTTTCTTTTAATTGACCTATAGTCATACGAGATGGAATTGCGTGTGGATTTATTATAATATCTGGTCTAACACCTGAACTTGTAAAAGGCATATCACATTCTGGAATAATATTTCCTACAGTACCTTTCTGACCATGACGACTACTAAACTTATCACCAATTACAGGTTTTCTAACAGTTCTAAGTCGAACTTTCGCAAAATTATATCCTTCTCCATTTCTATCAATATAATTTTTATCAATATATGTTTCTTCAATCGTTTTATAAATTTTACTTTGATCTTCATATTTAATAACTTTTGTGTGATCGTTTCTATTTTCTTTTATTGGGGTAACTTTCGCAATAATTACATCTCGATTTTCTACTAAAGTATTTTCAGGTATTACTCCTTTCGAATTTACTTTTGTATAATTACCCATTTTCATCCCTTTTGTTTTTGTAATATCAGGCTTACATCTAATTTCTTCATCTCCATTTATTTTTTGTTTATCTTCATCTTTTTCTGTATGATATACAGTTACTAATGACATACCTCTATCAATAGAACCTTGGTTTATAAGTAATGAATCTTCTTGATTATAACCAGTATGTGTCATTATTGCAACAATCACTTGTGTTCCTGATGGAATCTTATTCAGTTGTATCATATTCATAATACGAGTATCTACTAGTGGTCTCATTGGATAATTTAAAACATATGCTGTTTTATCCATTCTATTTTCATAACTAGTTACATACACACCCATCGCTTGCTTACCTTGGGCACAATTACTTGATAAGAAATTATTACCTGCTATAAAACTATGATTATCTGAATCTACTGTAATATCAGATACTTGTTTATTATCTACTAATTTTATAGATTTAATTGGAATAAAAAGCATATTATTTAATAATATAATTTGACTGTACCATTTTTCAATTGTATTTTCACCTAAATTTCTCATAGTAATTTTTCTATTTTGTTTATAACTTCTAATTATATCTGAAATATAACTTACTTTTAACTGAAATTTATTCGCAATAAATGTATTAGTTTCCTTCATATCATGTAATAATCTTATAGATATAATCATTTTTTTATGTTCTTCAAATAAATTTAATTTATATTTTAAATATTCTATAATTATAAATGAGTGATTATTTTTTGTTGAACAATATCTATATCCAATATTATCAAAATATTTAATTAAATTACTTTGTTTATCTGATATTTTATAAGCTACTTTTATTCTTTCATTTTCTATTTTACATGGTTTAATATTTAAAACTTCAATACCAAATTCCGTTAATAAATTTGAACATTGCTCCATAAATTTAATTAAAGAATTTTCAAATAAAGGATTTATTTGTTGTGATGTTTCAGCACATACGAAATTATAACCTTTATCTATTTTATTCCATCTAATTTTACAACCATCACCTCCTTGAAATCCACTTAAAAATTCTCGTTTTATTAATTTACTTCCATTTAAAATCCATAATGGAACTTCTTTTCTATAATGTTCTGTTTTTCTTCCATAACTTACATCTAATGCTAATAATAAACACGGAAATACACCATTATGTGTTACCGCATATGTCGTATGTGTTGTATCATTAAAAGATCTAGATGAATTATTATAATTACATTTATTAAAACCACATAATTGAATATCATTTTCAAACATCTTTACATCATCTTCTGTTCCAAAATTAAAACTACATGACGCAAATTTATTATTATATCTTTCATAAATATTTATTGAACCATCTGCTAGAATAAATCCAAACATTCTCGCAATAATAGGTAATTTATAATTTGTATTGTAAAGAGGTAATAAACCTATTTCTTTTAATTTATCTACATATTTATTTATTAATTTTAATTTAAAATTATTATTTATAAAGAAGTTTCTAAATTCTTCTTCTGTTAATATTATTTTTTCTTCTTCAATTGAAATAGGTAAATCCGATTGATATGGTAATATTCCAATTCGTGTTTCATTAACCATCATATTTTTTACTTCACACCAACCTTCATATGTCATAAATTTATGATCTTCTGTTGCAATTATTTCTCTTTCACTTAAAGTTGTTATTTTATACATTTTTTTATCTGTTTCTCTTATGTAATGATTTACAACACTTGTATAATTCATTTCCATTGTTATAGGATTAAAACAAACCACATTATCACCTATTTTTATTTCTTTAATTGCAATTTTACTTCCATTACTTAATAATACTGTTTCATTAATATCTAAACATTGATATGTGTTACGAGGTGATTGATTGTGTTCTGGAAATGGAATACACGATGCTAACACTCCAAATATAGTTGAAGGATGAATTTCACAATGTGTATATTTATATATATTATCACTTTTAACAATTATATCTTTAGGTTTAGTTGCAATTAATGTCCACGATTGTTCTTCAGGATCAATATATTCTATAACCGAATCTGGAATTATTGAACTAGTTAATAAATTATCCCAATTTAAAGTTTTATTATTTAATTTATCTAAAATAGATGGTGTAATTAAAATATTTTTATCTTTTACACGCAATAATGGTCTAGTTAATCTTCCACTATCATTACAAACACGAATTTCACCCATTTTATAATCAAATATTATAGAAGTATAAATATTAATTATACCTTTATATTTTTTATCTTTTAACGATAAATATAATTCTTGAGGATTCTCTGTAATTCCTATCCAGGCACCATTTATAAATACTTTTATTTTATCATACATATCTTCTGATAAAATACCTTCTTTATCAATAGATATAACATATGGTAATATATATTCATATAATGGTAATGAATCTGAATAAATAGTTATATGTGTCATATAACTTAAATTTTTTATTATTCCAACACTTGCACCTTCAGGAGTATTGTGTACAACCAGACCATCTTTCAAACAGAACCTTCCACGCTTATCGTGAAGTTGCCATCCTACGTAAGGACCTATTCCTACTTCATTTAAACTAAATTTACTGCACATAGAAGATTTACTTTTTAATAAATGTGTTTTATTTTCTATAGGAACTAAATATGGTTTCATTTCCACGGTCCAATTAATACCTAATACTTTAAATAAAACTAAATTGTCACGAGTTGTTTTATTTAATTTTAAGTATTTCTCAATAGTTATATCTATTGTATCATCATCATCAAAACTATTTACAAAATCTTCTGCTTCTTTTAAAGATGTAAAATATTTTTCTTGAAACTTTAATTCATCACGATTAAGAAATTTTACAATATGAGTATATTTTCTATCTTTTTTATCTTTTTTATTAAAATTTCCAATAACTTTGTGACCACGTATTTTAAGAGTTAGAATATGATTATCAGTTACTCTATGTTTCATAAAATTGTCTTTATTAGGAATAATATCATACATATTCTTCAATCCAGAACAAGTAGAACGAACCTCTGTTGAATTTCCCATATCATCAACAAGAACATCACCGATTATTATATCTCCAGCACGTTTTGAAGTTCCATCCCACATCAAAATTTGAGTTTCAGGATCGAAACATTCTGCAGGACATAAAAATCCCCAACTTGTATTATGTAATTTACGAGGTGGGATTAATTTTCCACTTTTATCAGTTGGTGTGGATATTCTTCTAGCGTGACTTAAACTAGAAACATAATTCAATCTATTATATACTTGTGCTACTCCAACTTTATTAGAATTTGTATGTTTAATTCCAAAATCTCCTGTAGAAAGTGCTCTTTTAAGTCCATTTTCAATTGTAGTTGATTTAATTACTTTATAAATATTAGTCATATTTATAATATTTTCATAATCATCAGTTGATTTCCATGAACCATTATTGATTTCTCTAATTACTTGTTTTTCCATATCTTTTACTAATTTATTAAAATAATTTCTATAAAGATTATTTAGCAAACTGCCTGTTAAATCTATTCGTTTATTTAAATAAGAATCTCTATCATCTTGTTTAATAATTTCAAATGATGCGAGTAATAATTTATGTGTCATATATCCCAAAAAATATATTTTTTGTTCTGTTGTATTACAATGAGGGAATAAATCATTACTTAATATTTCTATAGTGAAATCGTGTTTTTTCTTTGCTCCTATTTCTTTATCCATATTGATTGGAGTATACATTACAAATCCAGTTATATATTTTATACATTCTTTTTGTGTTAAATATTTATTAGCTTCAATAATAGAACCTTGTAATGCTTCAAGCATATGTTTATTTTTTTTATCATCTATATTTAGAATAATTCTCTCACATATTTCTTTATCAGAAATTACACCAATAGCACGAAATACTATAAATAATGGTATAGGTTGTTTTACACGTGGTAAATCAACACAAATGGCATTTCCGAATCCATTATTTTTAGAACTAATCATCATATTAATTTGTTTTGGTGAAATACATTTAAAATCTGGAACTGATTTTACTTCTGCTTTCCATGTATATTTTGTATCATTCTTAGATATATTAAAACAATATACTTTATTTTCTGCTGCACGTTCTTGTCCTAATACAATTTTTTCAGAACCATTAATAATAAAATATCCTCCTACATCAAATTTACATTCTCCAGTTTGAGTATGTTCAAAATGAGTATATTGACTTAATACACAAATATTGGATTTTATCATAATTGGAATTTTACCAATATGAATTTTAGGAATAACTTTATGAAATATTTGAATATTTTCTAGATTAGATCCATTACGAACTACATATTTAATATTTATATCTATAGTTGTAGCAGAAGCATATGTGAAATTTCTTAAACGTGCTTCATGAGGAAACATTAATTTAATCGCTCCATTATTTTCATGTATTTGAGGTCTATAAATATTAAAATTTTCAAATGTAATAAAAATTTCTAGTGAATAATTTTTAGAAACTGGGTCAAAATCTTGTTCTGAAACAATATGTATTGGATTAAACATATTGATTGTTTTAATCATTTGATATTCTACAAAATTATTATATGATTCTAGTTGATGTCTTACAAATCTAGTTAAAGGATCTCCACGAAAATAAGATTCTATAATATTCCATGGTGTTTCAATATATTGGTCCTTTTTTATATCAAATACCTCTTTTTCTTCTCTTGTTTCTTTTTCTTCTTTTGTTTTAAAACTTTCACAAATTGATGAACTCATATTTTCCATTATATTTGAATTTAATGATGTCATGTATAACTCTTATTTTACATTTCAATTTATTTTTAAATTGTTTTAATAATAATTCATAAAACAATTATTCAGTTATTATTTATTTCATCTCATTTTTTATTCAATTACTTATATATATATGTTGTGTAAATACAAAGATATATTAGGCAAAGTTGGAAAAGGAATTCATTCTTATAGAATATTTAATATCGCTATAATGGATGTTATTTTTACTATAATCGCCGCATTTTTAATTCATTTATTTATTCCAAAATATAACTTTTATTTTATTTTAATATTGCTATTTTTAAGTGGCATTTTTTTACATCGTTTATTTTGTGTTAAAACTACTATTGATCGATTTTTATTTAATTAATTTCTCTCTAGTTATATTCTTTCTTTTTTTATTTTATATTATAATAAATGTCAAATAAAACTATTAAAATTAATCCTAACTTATTTAATGTCGGCGGCAGTTTTAAAAAAAAAAATAAACCTAAAACTTCTAAATTACATTTAATCTCTTCTAATATCTCTCCTAATGTTTTAAAAAAAAAATTATTAAAAAGAATACACGAACATAAACATCGTGAAATTGAACATAATAATAACGCAAAAAAAAATAATGAAAACAAAACTAATATTGAAAATGATTCCAATGATTCTTTTTCTAATGAATTTAATGATTCTATTAATTATTTACAAACATTATCTACACAACAACACAAAAATAATATTGCTTCTAATTTAACTAAACAAAAAAAGGATTTAGAAAATAAAACTATTAAAAATCATTCTTTATTTGTTTCACCTGATGTAAATATACAATTAGCCGAAGAATTACAACCTTTAATTCCATTGAATACTACTCAATTTCAACCATTATATACACAACAACATAATCCTATACAATTACAACCAAATATACCACCACCACCTCTTTTCTCTATATTAAAAAATGGCACAAAATTAACAAAAAAAGAATGGACTAAAAAAAATTTACAAAATTATACTAATCCTCCAATTATACATGATAATGACAAAATAGAGAGAGAACAAAGATTAAATAAAATACGTTTAAAAGTACAAGCATTAAAAACTGACGAAAATAAACAAAATAATATTAATATTCATTCTAATAATTCTATTTCATCTCCTTTAGTTAATAATATCAATTCTATTGATTCTATTTCTACTCCTGTTATTCATTCTAATTCCAATTCTATTTCTAATATTTCTACTCCTATTGTTCATTCTAATTCTAATAATACTTCCACAAATATATCACCCAATTTATCTAAAATTATTAAAAAAATTACTAAACACAAATACATTTTAGGTAAATCTTCTTGTAAAAATACAATTGGAGTTTCATTAAAAAGTAAAGAAACATGTAAAAAAATAATTAACGCACAAAAAGAACTTAAAAAAAAACCAATTACTATTAAAAAAAAATATTTAAGAGATCATAATTTACTCAAAATTGGAAGTAACGCACCTAATGATGTTATTAATAAATTATATGAAACATCTATATTAGCAGGAGAAATCACTAATATTAATAATGATACATTATTATATAATATTTCAAAACAAGATACTGAATTATAATATTATCTTTTAATACTTTAATATGGAAACTACACAAAATAAAATGCCTTTATATAATAATTTATTCTTTACACGTTTAAAAAATTATTTAGATACTAAAATTTATTTCTTTGGAAGTATTCAAAGATTTGATTATTTCCCTAAAAAAAGTGATATTGATGTTGCTATATTTACAGATAATATTCATAGCACTATTAGTAAATTACAAGTCTTTTTAAATGTTAAACATTATTCATTTAAAAAATTCGTTTGGAGACTTAATTATAATAATGTTTTAATTAATGGATATAAAATTATGTACAAAGAACCTGATAATAATTTTATTACCGAAATTTCCATTTATAATGATAAATTTAAAGAATTTATATTAATAGAACATAATAGTAAAAGTAAATTACCTTTTTATGCTACTATTTGTTTAGTTGTTATTAAATACTTATTTTATACTTTAAATATTATATCCGCTGATTGGTACATTTATTTAAAAAAATATATTTTATCCACACTTATATTTAAAAAAATTGATGATTTTGTTGTTGTGGATATTAAAGATGATAAATAATATACACACTAATTATGCTAATGTATTTATTAATAATATAATATAAAGATTACGTATTATATTATATATATATTTTTACAATCGAAAATGGCACTTGTTACCGAATATTTTCAGCTAACTAAACAATACCAAACTGAATATGGTCCTAATACCATATTGCTTATGCAAGTCGGCTCTTTTTTTGAAGTTTATGGAAATACTTCTAATGATACTAAAATTTTAGAATTCTCTTCTATTTGTGAATTAAATGTTGTTGATAAAAATACTTGTGTTGGAAATCATAAAGTTTCTATGGCAGGATTTAAAGATTTACAACTCGAAAAATATATTAAAAAAATACAAGAAGTCGGATTTACTGCTGTTGTTTACGTTCAAGATGAATCTGCTAAAAATACTACACGCAGTTTAGCAGGAATATTCTCTCCTGGAACTTTCTTTCATACTGATTCTACTGTTCTTACTAATTCTACTACTTGTATTTGGATTGATTTAGTACAACAATCTATTCTACTTAAAGGCACATTTGTTGTTGTCGGAATCGCTAATATTGATATTTATACCGGTAAAACATCTATTTTTCAATTTAAAGAATATTATATTAATAATCCTACTACTTATGATGAATTAGAAAGATTCATTTCTATTTATAACCCTAATGAAGTTATTATTATCTCTAATTTACCTAATGAAAATGAAATCGATTATATCATTAATTATTCCGGAATTACTTCTAATTTAATTCATAAAATACATATACCTACTATTTCTAACACTTCTAATACTAAATATACTCAAATTATAAATTGTCAAAAACAAACTTATCAAAAAGAAATTTTATCCACTTTTTACAAATTTGATGATTTTAATGTATTTTATCAAAATTTTTATGAAAATAATATTGCTACTCAATCCTTTTGCTATTTATTAGATTTCATTTATAAACATAACCCTCATCTCGTACGTAAAATTAATGAACCTATATTCGAAAATTGCTCTACACGATTAATACTTGCTAATCATTCATTAAAACAATTAAATATTATTAATGATAATACTATTAAATCTAATAAATTATCTTCTGTTTCACAAATGTTAAATAATTGTTTAACATCTATGGGTAAAAGAAAATTCTTATATAATTTATTAAACCCTGTTTGGGATGAAACCTATTTACAAAGAGAATATGATATCACTGAACACTTCTTAACTACATATTCTAATTCTAATTCTGAAATTGACACTTTCTTTAAAAATAATCTTTCTACTATTAAAGATCTCTCTAAATGGGAAAGACAAATCTTTTTAAATAAAATATCTCCTAAATCTATCTCTAATTTATATTATAATATTTTAACTATCCAACAAATTTATTTAAAAATATCTACTGATTCTATACTCACTTCTTATTTCTCACTATTTGACAAAAATATGTGTGATATTCTCTCTTTTTGCACTGATATCTCAACCTTTATTCATACCAATTTAAATTTATTATTATCTAAAGATATAGAACAATTCAAAAATTTTGAAATCAATTTTATCAATTCTGGAATTGATACTGATTTAGATTTAAAAAATTCTATTTTACTCGAATCTGAACTTAAATTAGAAGCTATTAAAAATTATTTAAGTTCTTTAATCGCTAATAAAGAAAAAAATAATAATAAAGGCAATGATTTTGTCAAAATTCACGAAACCGAAAAAAATAACTTTACTTTATTATGCACTAATAGAAGATGTAAATTATTAGTTGAAGCATTACCTATTAAAGAAACGATCGTTCTATTAAATTATACAATTAATACACAAAATAAACAATTCGAATTTACTATTTCTAAAACACTATTCAAATACGATTCACAAACTTCTAGTAATAATTCTATTATTGATTCACAAATTCATACTTTGTGTAAAAATATTTCACTTGCTAAAACATCTATTAAAGATATTATTACCAGTGTATTTAATAAATTCATTTTACAATTCCAACTTTATCAATCTCAATTAGAAACTATTATTCATTTTATTACTCTTATTGATATTTTATATACTAAAAGTAGTATTGCTACTAAATATAATTATTGTAAACCACATATCGTTCAAAATAATAAATCATTCGTTGATGCTAAACAATTAAGACATTGCTTAATCGAACGATTCCAATCTAATGAATTATATATTTGTAATGATATTGTATTAGGTAATACTAATGTTGATGGAATGCTACTTTATGGAACTAATGCTGTGGGAAAAACAAGTCTTATTAAAGCATTAGGCATCTCTATTATTATGGCACAAGCCGGATTATATGTCCCTTGTTCTCAATTCAATTTTAAACCATATAAATACCTTTTCACACGTATTATCGGAAATGATAATATCTTTAAAGGATTGTCTACATTTGCTGTTGAAATGTCCGAATTACGAACTATATTACGACTCACTAATGAAAATAGTTTAATATTAGGCGATGAACTTTGTTCTGGAACTGAAACACATAGTGCAGTTAGCATTTTTGTCGCTGGAATACAACAATTACATCATTCTAACAGTTCTTTCATTTTTGCTACACATTTACACGAAATCGTTAATTATACTGAAATCACTTCTTTAGATACTCTTGTTCTTAAACATATGGAAGTTTTTTATGATAAACATAATGATACTCTTATTTACGATCGCAAATTAAAAGATGGACCTGGAAACAGTATGTATGGTCTTGAAGTTTGTAAATCATTAAATCTTCCACAAACTTTTTTAGATGCCGCATATGAAATTAGACTTAAATATCACCCTGAAACCAGAAGCATTCTTTCTCTCAAAACTTCACAATATAATTCTAATAAAATTATTAATATTTGTGAAAAATGCAATATTAATTTCGGCACTGAAGTTCATCACCTTCAACATCAATCTAACGCAAATAATACAGGCACTATTAATACTACCGATTCTATATTTCATAAAAATAATTTAGCGAATTTAATGACATTATGTGAAGATTGTCATAATCTAATTCATACCATATCTAAAAAAGGATCTAAAAAAATTAAAACTACTAAAGGCACACGACTACAAGAAATATAAAATATTCACTTTTATTATATTAATAATATGCATTTAAAATATTATATTAAAATCGTTTTAATTTTTTATTTATTCATTTATTTCATTTTATTTATTAATTCTGTTTTTTATTTAAATACTTTTTTAAAAATCGAAGGATACACTAAAATTCCGGTTAATTCTACTATATTAAATAAAAATGATGCTTTTTGTGAAAGTCATCGCGGAGCTAGTCAAGTTTTAGAAAAATCTTGTGGAAAACTTACACAAAATAATTGCAATTCTACTTCTTGTTGTGTTTGGACTAGTGATAATACTTGTTTAGCGGGAAATATAAAAGGACCTACTTTTAATTCTGATACTAATGGAAAAACTAAAAAATGGGATACTTATTATTTTCAAAATAAATGTTATGGTGCTAAATGTGTATCTTAAGGTATTGTAAACCATAACCATTAGATTTATATGAACCGTAATATATAATATCAGATAAATCTGTAGTACCTACTAAAAAATTGGTTGCCATTAATATATAAATATTATAATAAAAAATTGATTTAAATTTATAATAATATAAAAATAATATTTAATATATAGAAAGATGATTATTCCAGTGAAATGTTTTACTTGTGGATTGGTTTTAGCAGATAAATATAGATATTATATTGAACACGTGCGTATGAAAAAATTGGCTAAAAAAGGGAATAGTGAATCTATTGATATAGATAAAGTGTTATATTTAACAAAAGAATTTGCTGAAAAAACACCTGAAGGTGAAGTGTTGGATGAATTAAAAATGACAAAAATGTGTTGTCGCAGACATTTCTTAACACACGTTGATATTGAATAATATCTTAATATATATTATAATGCCTAAAGTTAAAAAATCTCAAAGACATAAAAAAATATATAAAATGAAAGGATGTAGTAAAAAAAATCTCAAAAAACGAGGAGGAGGAGATAATAATTTAGCATATACAGGTAGTACAAATAATATTCCTTCAATTCGTCCTCCTTTAGCTTATCCAGGAACAACTGGAGGTAATTATCCTTCGAATACTTTACCGAATAAAGGATTAAATGGTAGTATAAATTTTTTTAATAATACATCATCACAACATGGAGGAATGTCATCTTATCCGAATGGATTAATAGGTTCTCCTTGGACGAGTTCTCCTTCAAATTGGTCGGGTAGTGGTGGTGATACCAATTATAATCATTATGAATTAAATTCTTATAATAAAGGAGATCCAGTGGGATATCTAAAAAATATGGGTGCGAATAAACCATTTACAGGTGGTCGAAAAAATACAAAAAGTAGAAAAAATAAAAAACAAAAAGGTGGTGCTTATTCAAATACTTTTGGACAAGATAGACTTAATTTATTTAGAGAAACTTCTACAGGAATTCAAAATTTAGTTAATATACACAAAGGAAATGCACCTATTCCAAGTCCATTACCTTGGATGGGTCAATTGACGAATACTCCTAATTTTGCTAATTTATATTCATTTTTTAAATAATTTTTTTCTATTATTATTTTAGAATGGTTAATTTTACAAAAAAAATAAAAGAGTTATGTGTTCCAGCAATGATTTATTTTGTAATTTCAATAATAGGTTTAGTAGTTATATTATTACAAAATTTAAAAAATAATAATATGTATAATATAGGTTCATTTTCGTGTCGTGTTCCGAATACAGCTATTATTTTTATAGTAAAATTAATTTATATATTATTTTGGACATATGTTTTAAATTTAATTTGTAAAGATGGACATACAGGTATTTCTTGGTTACTGATTCTTCTTCCATGGATATTATTATTTGTAATAATAGGTCTTATTATGATAAATATGTGATAATTATAATAATTAAATATTATATAATGATAAAAATAAAAAATGGTTTATCATATAATAAAAATGGATGGAAGTATATTTCTATATATGGAAATGCGCGTGATAGAGGAAAAGCATATGGTGAGTTATGTGTAGATGAATTTATAAAAATACAAGAAATGTTAAAATTTTTAATATATGAAACATATGGAATTCAATGGGTTGATTTAATAGTAGATATTTCAAAAGATTTTAAAGAAATAACTAAAGAGAAATATCCAGAATTTTATGAAGAAATGGAGGGAATTGCTGAAGGTTGTTGTAAAACAAATGTGTGTAAAACAACTGTTGATGAAATAATTGCTTGGAATTTTTATTGTTCTATTTCTTATTGGATTAATAAATCAAAATCTGAATTTCACGTAGGAAAAGAAGGTGGTAGTGGTTCAAAAGATAGATGTAGTGCTTTTATAGCTGTAGGAAAAGATTGGACGGAAGATGGACAAATTGTATGTGCTCATAATTCATTTTGTGATTATATAGATGGACAATATTCAAATATAATTTTAGATTTACATCCAGAAGAGAGAGATGGAAAAAAAGGGTGTCGTATTATTATGCAAACATCAGCGTGTATGATTTGGAGTGGAACAGATTTTTTTATAACATCTAATGGTATAATTGGAACAGAAACAACAATTGGTGGTTTTATAGCTTATGCAAAAAAAATACCTATTGGTTATAGAATAAGAGATGCAATGCAATATGGTAGATCATTAGATAATTATTGTGAAATACTTTTAGAAGGAAATTCTGGAGATTATGCAAATTCTTGGTTATTTGGTGATATAAATACAAATGAAATACTTCGCATTGAATTAGGATTAAAATTTCATAATATAGAGAGAACTAAAAATGGTTATTTTATAGGATTTAATGCTCCTTATGATGAACGTATTAGAAATATAGAAGTGCAAAATTCTGGAATGTATGATATTAGAAGACATCAAGGAGCGAGACAGGTTCGTTTAAGTGATCTTATGGATTTACATAAAGGTAAATTGAATATTACAATAGCTCAACAAATTTTAGCAGATCATTATGATGTATATTTATTAAAAGATAATAATCCTTGTTCTAGAACTGTTTGTTCTCATTATGAATTAGATGCTAGAGAATATATGTGTCAAGCAAATAGACCAAAACCATATGCTCCTCATGGTGCAGTAGATGGTATGGTATGTGATAGTAATTTAGCAAAAAAAATGTCATTTATAGGTAGATATGGTAATTCGTGTGGTATTCCATTTATAACAAGTGATTTTGCAAAAAAACATAGACAATGGAATGTATTTACACCATATATACATGATAGACCTTCTCAACCGTGGACTTTATTTTCTATTACATTGTTAAATAAAAGTAAAAGTAAAAGTAAAAGTAAAAAAATGATTTCAAATAATAAAACAAAAAAAATATTAAATAAAAAGTAAAAGAAAGGTTTTCAAATAATAATAATAAAAAGATATTAAATAAAAAATCATATAAATTATATGAATTCGAAAGCAATTTGTTTAATTACTTTTAGTCCAAATGAATTGAATTTAGATTTTTTATCAACATTTATTAATTATGATATTTATGTAATAATTGATGATAATTTAAATACATATAGTGAATTAAAAACGAGATATAATAATAAAATAAATTTTATTCAAATTGAAAATATAAATTGTGCGAATTCTGGATTTAAAAATACAAGTTCCATTACTTTAAAAAAATCAGTAGCTGGTTGGGATAAAGCTTTATTTTATTTTGCGTGTAACCATGCATATAATTATGATTATGTATGGTTTATGGAAGATGATGTTTATTTTTATAATGAAAATACTTTAATTGATATTGATAATAAATATGATAAAACAGATTTATTATGTAATTCTTCTTTTAAAGAAGCTAAATTAAATGAATGGTTATGGTATAGAATAAATATAAATTTCCCAACTCCTTATTATTGTGGAATGGTGTGTATATGTCGATTTTCTAGAAATATGCTTGAATCTATAAAAGATTATACAATACAAAACAAAACTTTATTTTTTCTAGAAGCTTTATTTCCAACAATTGCAGTTAAATATAATTTAACTTATATTTCAAATCCAATAGAATTTATTACAGTAACTCATAGAGAAAATTTTAGTTTAAATTATGAATTATTAAATAAGACTAATTTATATCATCCCGTAAAAGATGTAACCGATCATATAAAAATTAGAGAACAGTAATTATAATAAATAAGTATTTAATAATTAATTATTAATTATTTAATTATTAATTATTAAATAATTAAATACTTATTTTAAATAATTAAATTTAATTAAATTATTTGAAAATAAGTATTATAAAAATTATATTATAAAAAAATATGATTATTAATATAAATGAATAAAGAAGATATATCTTGGAAATTAATTGATAAATATTTTAAAGATAATCCAAATAATTTAGTAGCACATCATTTAGAATCGTATAATGATTTTATAAAAAATGGAATTAAACGTATTTTTCGTGAAAATAATCCAATTAGATTTATAGAGAGAGAAGAAGAAGAAGAAGAAAATGAAAAAAGGAATGAATGTATATTATATTTAGGTGGAAAAGATGGAAATAAAATATATTATGGAAAACCGATAATTTATGATGATAATAATACACATTATATGTTTCCAAATGACGCACGTTTAAGAAATATGACATATGGTATAACAATACATTATGATGTTGATGTAGATTTTATATATTATGTTGGTGATGAAAGAAAAGAACATTCAATAGAATTACCACAAATTTATCTTGGTCGAATTCCAATAATGTTACAATCAAATGTATGTATTTTAAATACATTAAGTAAATCAGTAAAATTCAATATGGGAGAATGTCGAAATGATTATGGAGGATATTTTATAATAGATGGAAAAGAGAAATTAATAATTTCTCAAGAAAAATTTGCAGATAATATGATTTATATAAAACAAAATAAAAGTGATAATATTTATAGTTTTTCAGCAGAGGTTCGGTCTGTTTCTGAAGATACTTCAAAACCGATTCGAACCACTTCAATAAAAATAATAGCACCATCAACAGTTTTAAGTAATAATCAAATTGTTATTAGTATTCCAAATGTAAAAAAGCCGGTTCCTCTTTTTATTTTAATGCGAGCTTTAGGAATAATATCAGATAAAGATATAATTCAAACCTGTTTATTAATTGATTTAGATAATCCAAAAAATAAAAATAATTTATATATTGATTTATTTATACCTTCAATACATGATGCGAATAAGTTTTTTAATCAACAAACCGCAATTGAATTTATAGCAGAATTAACAAAAAGAGGAACCGTATCTAGTGTTATAGAGATTTTATCAGATTATTTTTTACCACATATAGGAGAATTGAATTTTTTAGATAAAGCGTATTTTATAGGTTATATGGTAAATCGATTATTAAAAGTATATACTAAAGAAGATAAACCGACAGATCGAGACAATTTTAAATTTAAAAGAATTGAATTATCAGGTGCTCTAATGTATGATTTATTTAGAGAATATTATTTAATACAAAAAAAAGATATAGCACGTAAAATAGATGAAGAATATTATTATCATAAAGGAGAATATATAGAAGATGATGTTCCTACAAAAGGAATAAAAGGGATAAGTGATACATCAAAAACAAATAAATATAAAGATAATTTTATAGGATTGATCGAATCTAATTTTAATCTTTTTTTTAAAGATAGAATTGTAGAACAAGGTTTAAAAAAAGGATTTAAAGGAAATTGGGGATCTCAAGCTTATACAAAAAGATTAGGATCAGTTCAAGATTTAAATAGGTTAAGTTGGAATTCATTCATTTCACAATTGCGTAAAATCAATTTACCTTTAGATTCTAGTGCAAAAATTATTGGACCACGATTATTAAATAGTTCACAATGGGGATTTATTGATCCACTTGATACACCTGATGGAGCAAATATCGGTCTTCATAAACATATTTCTATTATCACTTATATTACAAGTGGTTCTTCTGCAATTCCTATTATTCAATGGTTAAGAATTAATACTGAAATGCGAATTATATTAGAATCTTCTTATGAGGAATTAAATGAAAATTCTAAAATATTTGTTAATGGAAAATGGATTGGAATTATTAATACGCCGATTGAATTAATTAAATTATTTAAATTATATAGACGTAATGGATTAATTCCGATTTATGCAAGTATATCATTCAATTATAAAGATAATATTATATATATTTATACTGATGCTGGTAGATTAATTCGACCTATTTATTATATTGAAGATAAAAAATTAAGTTTTGATAGAGAACATATAATTACATTATTTTTAAATCAACAAATCACTTGGGAACAAATCATATCTGGATTTATGATTAAAAATGATCCTAATTATTTAAGTAATAATAATAAAATGTATGAATTAAATGAATTATATAATGATATTGGAATTGATAAAAAAGAGATTTTTGCAAAATTACAAGAGTCACAATCGGTGGTTGATTATATTGATACATCTGAAGAAGAAACGGCTTTAATCGCTACAAATATGGATGATTTAAAAAATAAATGGATGACTCATTTAGAAATTGAACCATCTTTAATTTTAGGAGTATTAGGAAATATGATTATTTATCCAGAAAATAATCCCGTCACACGTAATGCATTTTCTTGTGGACAAAGTAAACAAGCCGTTTCTTTATATCATAGTAATTATCAAATGCGTATTGATAAAATGGGAGTTGTATTAAATTATGGACAAATACCTTTAATTAAATCTAGATATTTAGAATATATTAATAATGAAGAACAACCTTATGGAGTGAATGCTATTGTAGCTATTATGTCTTATACCGGATATAATGTTGAAGATGCTATTTTAATTAATGAGGGTTCTCTTAAAAGAGGCATTTTTAGAACTACTTATTTTTCAATGTATGAATCTAAAGAAGAAAGTTCTTTAATTACAAAAACGACCAGTTCTAAATTCGCTAATATTGAAAAAAATATTGTTATTAAAAAAAAACAAGGATATGATTATAGTCTTTTAGATGATTTTGGATTAATCAGAGAAAATGTTGAGTTAAATGATAAAATGATTTTAATAGGAAAAATCAATTCTAATTTAATGAATAAAGATGTTTGGATTGATGATTCTGTTAAACCTAAAAAAGGACAACTCGGTTATGTTGATAAAGTGTTTATTACTTCAGGAGAAGAAGGATTTAATATTGCTAAAATACGAGTTCGAGAAGAAAGAATTCCATCACTTGGAGATAAAATGGCTAGTCGTGCAGGACAAAAAGGAACTATCGGTTTAATTATTCCAGAAGAAGATATGCCTTTTACTGAAGATGGATTACGACCAGATTTAATTATTAATCCACACGCTATACCATCTCGAATGACTATTGGACAAATCATTGAAGGATTGTTCGGTAAAGTGTGTACTACTTATGGAGCATTTGGAGATTGCACTGCTTTTCAAGTAAAAGGATCGAATTATTCTACATATGCTCCCCTCCTAGTTAAAGCTGGATTTCATTCATCTGGTAATCAAATTATGTATAATGGAATGTCTGGTCAACAATTAACTGCGAATATATATATTGGACCCACTTATTATATGCGTTTAAAACATATGGTTAAAGATAAAATTAATTATCGTGCTAGAGGACCTAATACTGTTTTAACTAGACAACCTGTTCAAGGTAGAGCTAATGATGGAGGACTTCGTATTGGGGAAATGGAACGTGACGGAGTATTAGCTCACGGAATGTCTTATTTCTTAAATGAATCATTTATGGTAAGAGGTGAAAAATCCGATTATTATATTGCCATTTGTAATAAAACAGGTGGAATTGCTATTTATAATCAATCCAAAAATCTATTCTTAAGTCCTTATGCTGATGGACCTATTCAATTCGTTCTTAATCAAGATGGAACTCAAAATATTAAAAATTTAAGCAGATTTGGAAGGTCTTTTAGTATATTAAAAGTTCCATATGCGTTTAAATTATTAATACACGAATTATTAGTTATGAATGTTCAAATGAGAATTATTACCGATGATAATGTAGATCAATTATTAAGTTTATCATATTCTAATAATATTAATAAATTATTAAATACAACTAATATTACTAATAGTATCAAATCATATAATGATAATATTAAAAATGTATTATCTAAATCTAAATCTATAATTCATAAATCTACAATATCACACGATTATACGAAAAAAACACCTGAATTCCCTGAACCTGTTGTATTAAATTTAACTGATTTTGAACATCCACCTGGTTCTCCTGTATATGCAACTGGATCTCCTGCATATAATCCTAATGCACTCGCACCTCCTGGTTCTCCTGAATATGCTCCAGGTTCTCCTGCCTATAATCCTAATACACCTCCTGGTTCTCCAGTATATAATCCTAACGCACCTCCAGGTTCTCCAGTATATAATCCTAATGCACCACCTGGTTCTCCAGTATATAATCCTAATGCACCTCCTAGTGCACCTGTAATAATATATGCACAAGCACCTGCTCCTCAATATGCGCCTCAATATGCCCCTCCTGAATTAGTAATATATCCTCCTAGTCAATTATCTTTACAAAATCCATCATCTATGCAAACAACATCTGTAGAAACAGATTCATCGTCTACAGGATTTAAACCAATACGCTTTACAGGTGGAAATTCTATTCTTGAGATAGATAATTCACTAAATAATAAATCAGACGAATTAACAAAAAATACGGATGATAATAATAAAAATAATAAAATAATAAAAATAAATTAAAATATAATTAAATTAATAAATTAATAAATTAATAAATTAATAAATTAATAAATTAATGAATTAAATTAAATATATTATTATTTAATATAATTTAAATAAAATTGAAATAAAAATAACTCATATTAATATTATTATAAGTTATAATGGCAAGTCAAAATATAAACGTTCAAATTTTGCATATTTTCAATTCTAGAAAAAATATTTTAGATTTAATGTCAAAACAAGGTTATAATGTGAATGATTATTCGCATTTTAGTATTTCTGAAGTGAATTCTATGAAACAAAATAATCAATTAGATATGCTTTTAGAAACAAATGATGAAAATAATAGTGTTGAACATATTAAAAAAAAAATGTATATTCGATATTATTTGTCAGTTAGACCAGCTGCTAAAAATATTCAAGAAATGATTGATGATTTATTTATATTAACAGAAACATTAACAAAAAATGATACATTATTTATTATAATTAAAGATGATGCAAATGAAACTTTAATAAATGAATTGAAACATATATGGGAAAATGATGGAATTTTTATAGTTATAGAAAGTATAAAACGTCTTCAATTTAATATATTAAATCATATACTTGTTCCACCGCATCGTGTTTTATCCGAAACTGAAGTTGTAGAAATAATGACAAAATTTAATATTACAAATAAAAATCAATTTCCGGATATATCTAGATTTGATCCTGTTGCTAAAGTGATTGGATTAAGACCAGGACAAGTGTGTCATATTATAAGAGATAGTAAAACAGCGATATCTACCAATTATTATAGAATATGTATTTAAAATATAATATTATTTATAATAAATGGAAATTATAAAACCATCATTAAATGGATTTACTATTTACAGTAAAAGTGGTTGTAAAAATTGTACTAAATTAAAAAATGTATTAAAAGAGAAACATTTAATTTATAATGTAATAGATTGTGATGAATATATTTTAGAAGATAAACATTTTTTTTTATCTTTAATTAAAGAAATATCTAATAATAAAATATTAGATAATACAATTATTTATTTTCCGATAGTTTTTAATGATAATATTTATATAGGTAGTTATAATGAAGCGAATAGATTAATTAATCGTTTTATTTCTTTTGAAGATATAACTTTTTAATTAATATATATATTAATAATATATATTAATGGAGTTGGAAAATAACGATATATTTCAAAATTTAAAACAACCGTTTCAATTTAAAGAGAGAATAGTTACATTACAATCGCAATTACCTTCTATTTTAAAAGATTATCAAAAATATTATGTATTTTATTATAAAAATCCTGAATCTCAAGAATATCATCAAATGTTTGAAAATATTCAAAAAAATTTGAATACAATAAACTCAGAATTATTTGTAATATCAAATGAAGTAGATAGTAATACAAATTTAATGAATAATCAATTATTTGAGTTGGATGTTGCAATACAACAAGAAAAAAAAAGTAATTTTAAATTAAAGTCGAGTTTAGGTATTGTAGAAAATAAATATAATGCATCAAATGAATTAATTACAAATTATAAAGAAATATATAATTCGAAATATTTAAGAAATTGGGGTTTATTTTTAAGTATTTTAATAATTGGTATAATTGTTATAAATATATATTAAGTTAAAAATGAATATTTAAATATTATTATTATTATATGTTTATTAATAAAAATATGTTTCATAATAATTTATTATTAAGAGAATACTTGAACACTTCTCTCAATAATTCATTAAAAAGAATTATTAATAAAGAGAGAATAAATATAAATATTAATTCTCAAACATCTAATAAAGATTTTTATGAGAAGAAAAATACGATAATTGTAGTAAGTTATCTGTCTATGTTATATTTTTTATATAATATATATAAAAATATAAAAATATAAAAATGTACAAATGTACAAATTGCTTTAAGTTAATTAAAAATATATATAATTGATATAAATATATAATTCTTATTATATAAATTATTTAATTTTAAAAAAAATGAAATAGAAGAATCACAGTATATTATATCAATTATATATATTACGATGATGGCATCAACATACCAAGATTTGAATGAGTTTTTAGCAAAACACAGCACAAAAAATACGAATTCTACTGTATTTACACATACGAGAATTCCCGATAAAGAATTAAATATATTTCCAGGTTCATATTTAATACCAAAAGAAGATGCAAATATATTTTATTCTTTATATTATGATAGTGTTTTTGTAAAAAAACGTAAAGAATATTTAACAGAAAAACAATTAGATAATGGAGGACCAATGGCAGTTGATTTTGATTTTAGATATAATTATCATGTAAATAGTAGACAACATAATAAAGAAGATATCTTAAATATGGTATGTGAATATTTAGAAAAAATCTCAGAATGTTATATATCAACACTAAATACCAAATTTGATGTTTTTATATTTGAAAAACCAACCATAAATAGATTAGAAGATAAATCTTTAACAAAAGATGGTATTCATATGATTATTGGACTACAAATAGATCATACAATGCAAATGATAATTCGTGAAAAAATGATTGAAGAAATATCATGTATATGGGATAATTTACCTCTAATAAATGATTGGAATTCAGTATTAGATGAAGGTATCAGTAAAGGACATACCAATTGGCAATTATTTGGATCAAGAAAACCTGGAAATGAAGCATATGAATTAACATATCATATATCTATTGTAGTAGATGAAAGCGATGGTGAATTTAAAATGATTGAAAAAGATGTAAAAAAATTCGATTTAAAAAACAATTATGAGAAATTATCAATACAATATGAGAAAAATCCCAAATTAGAAATGAATCCAAAAATTATAGATGAATATAATAAAAGAAATGAAAATAATAATTTAAAAAAAAAGAAATCTAGTAAAATTAAAATGAATTTAATAAATGATACAGATGCAGATGTTGAAAATGAAGATTATATTGCAATAAATGATATAAAAGATGCTGAAAAATTATCAAAAGCAATAAATATAATGTTAGATAAATTAGAATTAATCGATTATGAAATAAAAGAAACACACGAATTTGCACAAGCATTACCAAAAAAATATTATGAATCCGGGTCACACGCATTAAATAGACAAGTCGCATTTGCTTTAAAACATACAAATGATAAATTATTTTTATCATGGGTGATGTTAAGAAGTAAAGCAACTGATTTTGATTATAATACTATTCCAGAATTGTTTCAGATTTGGAATAAATTACATAAAAGTAATTCAACTGGAGAATGTGTAACACGAAAATCAATAATGTATTGGTTAAGAAAAGAAAATTTTGAAGAATATGAAAAAATACAACAAAATACAATAAAATATTATATAGAAAAAGCATTAGAAACTGGAACAGAATATGATTTTGCATTAATTTTAAAGCAAATGTATAAAGATAAATATGTATGTGTAAGTTATGAAAAAAAAGGTATATGGTTTCAATTTAAAAATCATAGATGGATACATGATAAGGGATTAAGTCTAAGATCAAAAATTTCTTTAGAATTATTTAATTTATTTAAGAATTTAACAGATAATTATCAGTCAGAGATGCAAGAATATGCTGATGATGATGCAAGAAGAGTATTTTTAAAGAATAAGATAAAATTGATATCGGAGTTAACCGTAAAATTAAGAAGAACTATTGATAAAAATAATATAATGCGAGAAGCTGCAGAAATATTTTATGATGGTGAATTTATAAAAAATATGGATACGAATAAATATTTAATGTGTTTTGATAATGGAGTGATAGATTTTAATAACAAAATATTTAGAGAAGGATATCCAGAAGATTATATTACAAAAACAACAAAAATAAATTATATAATGTTTGAAAATTTATCAGAAGAACAAAAAGAAGAATATAATATAAAATGTGATTTTTTGAAAGATTTTATGAATAAATTATTTCCAATTGTAGATTTAAATAAATATATGTGGGATCATTTATCTTCATGTTTAATTGGCACAAATAAGAATCAAACCTTTAATGTATATCATGGAAGTGGTAGTAATGGTAAATCAATCCTAGCGGATTTAATGTCTCTAACATTAGGTGAATATAAAGGAACCGTTCCGATAACTCTTGTAACAGAAAAGCGCGGTTTGATCGGTGGAACATCAGATGAAGTTCTTAAATTAAAAGGTGTGAGATATGCTGTAATGCAAGAACCATCTAAAGGTGTAAAATTGAATGAAGGTATAATGAAAGAATTAACCGGAGGAGATCCAATTCAAGCAAGAGGGTTATATTCGGAATCTGAGATATTTGATCCACAATTTAATTTAGTAGTATGTACAAACAATTTATTCGATATAGAAAGTAATGATGATGGAACCTGGAGAAGAATTCGAAATTGCGATTTTATTTCAAAATTCGTAGATGAAGGAGAAATCTATAATGATGAAACGAAATATGTATATCCCAAAGATAAATCTTTAAAAGATAAATTGCCTATGTATGCCTCGATATTTGCGAGTATGTTAATTAAACGTGCTTTTGAAACAAATGGAATAGTGGAAGATTGTGCTACAGTATTGAATGCTTCGAATAAATATAGAAGAAATCAAGATCATATAACAGCATTTATAAGTGAATGTGTAACTAGAACAAATAATAAAACAGATAAAATAAAGAAAACAGAATTAATTGGAGAATTTAAGAAATGGTTTGAAAATCATCAATCATCTAAAAAAATTCCCAAAGGCAATGAATTATTTGAATATATAAATACAAAATTAAAATTTACTCAATATAAAACAGGTTGGTCAGGTGTAAAAATAAATTATCCAGAAGAAGAACACGAAGAAGAAGAAGAAGATTAATTAATAAATATTATTTATATACATTTTTAGGTATAATATAATACATTTTATAAAATGTCCAAATAATAATACTTAAAATAAAAGTAGAACAGAATGGTAATATAATTAATAAAATAGATATAATTAATAAATATATCCAATTAATATTAGAAGGGAATATTAATGTGAATGCGACAAAACAAATAACACATAAAACATAAATAAAAAATAATAAATAAAAATAGGTGAAATTTAACCCATCGATTTCTTGATCTTCATAATAGGTTTTACGATGATTAGTAAAAACTTCATTTTTACTTTGTTTAAGTTCTTTAATTAAAGAAATATTTTCTTTTTTATATTTAGTGAAAAGGTCTACAACATTGTTAAAATTTATTAAAAGTCCAGCATATGTTTCAATAGACATATTAGCTTGATTAGCTTGATTATTAAAAGTATCGATAAAATTAGTAGTAATAACTGATGCTTTTTTTTCTAATTGAGAATCTAATAATTCATTATATGCTAAAGATCCTTCTGTATATGTAACATAATTTTTTTCAGCAACTTGGATTTCATTAGGTGCTGATACTAAATTAATTTTAGCATTATATAAATCTTGCTTAAGTTTTTCAGTTTGTTTTTGTTTTTGACAAGCAGAATCACATGTAATAGATTGAGATGCTTGTTTTATAAATCTATTAAATTGGTCTGTATTAGATGTCATATAATATACAATTATATAATATAACTATTAATTACATATTAATTGAAATACTTATTTCAATTAATACTTATTGAAATTATTACATAATTACAATAATTACAATAATTACAATAATTACAATAATTACAATAATTTAATTATTAATAAAGCTATTAGACATATTATCTTGATAATGTTTGCTCATATTAATATCCGAATTATATTTATTGGATTGTTTTTTTGTTAAAACATTATTAATCATAGATTCAGTAGCAAAAGATTCTGTTGTGGTAGAAGTAGAAGAAGCAAAAGAAGCAGAAGTAGGTATAGATATAGATGATGTTGAATTTAAAACACATATATTTAAACTGGCATCATAAGTAGCATTACTAGAACAACAATATTCTCCAACACAAGTACCTCCACCAGTAGATTGCCAAGGATCAGATGAAGATGTGCTTGTAGGAGGACCAGGAGCAGTAGCAGCATCGAAATACCAATCATATTCTTGATAATTCATAGTATCACGCATTAAAATTGATACATAACACCTAATACCAAAGAATAACCCGATTACAGTAATGAACGAAACTAATCCATAATATATATTTTGTGGTAATATTCTTTTATTATATAAAATAGCCAAAATTATAATTGGAACTAATGTAAATATAATTATTTTCATCATTTGAGAATGCTCTTGATATTTATCTCCATAATAATTATTTATTTCAACCAAACGTATTTTATCATTTTTATCATTTTCTAATAATTGTAATTGTTTTTTAGATTCATTTAATTCACTTTCCACAATGCTAATAGCAATAGTTTGTTCTTTTAATGTTCCAACCGAAGATTGTAACGCATTTTGAAAGAAATTATTGACACCATTTAAGGTTTGATATAAATTTATACGCATATTAGAAAGTTGATTCATTTTTTCAACAATTTGCTGTTGTTGTTGGAAAGATAAATTAGGATTTGTTTCTAAACTATTAAATAAATTTTGTTCCATTTGTTGTAACGACTGTATGTCATTGAGTATTTGTTCATTATTTTGTGAAATATTAGGTAATCCAGAAGACATATTATATAAATTATAACAATATAATTAATTAATTATATAATTAAAATAAAGATTTATTATTTTCGAATAATAATTAATGAAATTAATATAGTTCCAATTGCTAAAATAGTCCAAAATAAATAATCATAATTTTTTTGTAAAACAACTATATCACTATCTTTTAATATATTATCAAAATTTTTATTAAAATGTTTAATTTGTTTATTTGTTTTTTTTATATCATATACATAATTTTTAATACCGGTTACATTTGTTTGTGATTGTGATTCAGCTTGTTGTGTTCCTTGACTGAAACTATCAGTTAAAAAATTAATTTGATTAGATAACAAATTCATAATTCCTTGTAATTGAGATAATTGTTCTTGTTCTACGCTAGTAGCTTGTGATAATCCATATTCATTTGCAATATTACCACCATTAAAATAATTACCATACATAATTGAATTTATATTATTAACCGTATTAGGAACTCCAATAGGAGTACTGATCGGACCTTTACTTCTAACATACATATTATAATCCGGATTTATTTGTCTTTTACCAGTAGGATACATATTATTTGTTTTTGGCCAACACATAGTTCCATCAGTATTAGTAACAAATCCCGCACAATCTGGATTATTATTACATGTATCTTCACAAGAACTAATTGTGGCATTTCCAAATGATGCTCCAGCAATATCATTATTTGCACTATTAGTTCCCGTAAATTCAGTATATGAATTTATATATTGAACATTAGTAGATGGATATGAATGTAATTCGGAATTTTGATCAATATAACCGACTTGAGATAAATTACCAGGTATTCCAGTAACTCCTATATCATATAAAGCATTTGCATTTACTCCACCACCTGTATTACCATCATTCATTGTTTGACAATTAATTACATTAGAATAAGTATATAATACTAAATTGCCGTCTGTTCCCATAATTAATGATAAATTACCATTAGTTGAACCAACGAAATCTCCAGCAGCTAAAGTAGTTCCACTAGCAATCCAATTTTGTCCATATGTACTATTTGCTGCAGTATAATTTGGATTAGCATCTTGTTGTAATCCAGTGGTACCACTACTCCATATTAATCCTTGATTATCATTAGGATTAGTGCCTCTATAAATAGATAAATTACCATCATCTAGAATTAAATAATAATTACTAGTTGGTGTGCTATTATTATAAATTGCATTAGAATATCCTCCTCCACTATAAGTTCCATCAGATAATAAAGTGCAATTTCCTGCAGTTCCATATTCAATTGCTTGAGATAAATCATTACTTAACGTGCATTGAGCATTAGTTCCACTAGTAGAATTTTGTAATGCAAAATAAGTATTATTATTACTTGCTGCGATTTGTTGACATTGTTGATTATCATATTCTTGTGATCCACCATTATATAAAGTCATTGCTCTAGTAGCGGAATCTCCATAACAACCTAAATAATTGCTGGGTGTAGCTAATGAATTCGGTGTAGAAAAAACAGATTGTCCTCCAGAATTAATAACAGAAAGAGAACCTGAAGTATTTAAAATAGCTGTATTTCCAGTTTGTCCACTAGTTCCAGATGACCATAATACGACTTGACCACTTGGAATATAACTAGTGCCCAAACTAGTTGCGGTAGGTTGACTTTTAGTAATACCACAATAACCAGTAGATGTAGATGGATTTACATTTTGTAAAGAAAAGTATTGATATCCTGCATCAATAGCAGCTTCTTTACATTGTGAATATGTATATGTTCCTAAATCGGTTTGTCCTGTAGTTAATTGAATATTTTGTAGAGCAGTAGATTCATCAGTAACAGATGTTCCGATAAATGTTAAAGTTTGATTTCCAGTAGTTTGAACTGTAAATGTAGTTGTAAAAGTAGTCCAAACATTAACTGTTGCATTTAATGTATAAAATGTAACTCCATTTAAACCGATATTAATTGGATTTGCTAATCCGGAACCATCACAACAATCTCTACCACAAGCACTAAATGATAAACTATAAGTTACTCCTGTTGTAAAATTGATAGCAACAGAAGTTAATTCACCAGTCATTTGAATACAAGCACACTGGTTACCATAAGGATATGGCATAGTAAATCCCCAAGCGGTTGAATTATTAACTAATATACAATTAAAAACCCATCCTGGAACATTACTAGTGCTAGGTGTTAAATATGTATAACTATTACTAGTTAGTTGTGGTTCATCGAAATTGCCATTTTGAATAGAAATGGAAGCGGGGGGTGGTGCTCCCCCTATAAAAGTCATTAAACTGGTAGTTGAATTATCCGCATAACAACCATTATATGTAGCAGTAGTATTACTATTAATAAGTTCATTTACAAATATATTAGTTCCTTCATTACCTAAACTTTGATTTGCTTGAACTGGAGTTCCTGTTATTAATGAAGGAGTTGTTGGAATAGTTGCACCAGCTGTAGCATACGAATTATCCCACGGAATATTCAGTTCAATAAAATTATTTGGAGTATTAATAAGACTATCCATAATTGAAGTGCTTGGAATATATTTAGCAACACCTTGATTCGTTACATAACATTCTTGACCTCCCGAAAAACGAATAAATTTATTTAAATAAGGATTATTTGAATTTACTCTATTAATATATCCGGTAGTTGAACCACTAATATTAGCTAAAAGATTCTGATATTCAGTTAATGTATTATTATATTGTTCTTTTAAATCACTTATTTCTTCATTTTGTTCTGGAGATAAATTATTTTTACGAATAATTCTATTTGATTGAACTGTTAATCCGTTTTTATCCAAATTCATTTTTTTAAAATCAATATTATTATTACTTTGATATTCTGGCGAATTTTGAAATCCTTCTTTTGAATTAACATTCAATAAATTTTTCTCTAAATTACTTTGTATTTTTTCTTGATAATGTTTAAATTTCTCTCCTTGAGTTAATCCAGGAGTTAATGTATTTAAATTTAAATTAAAGTTTTTATTATAATTAGATGCATAATCTGTAATAGAGGTTGGTTTTAAAAAATCATCTAAATTTGAAAATAAATTTGATATACTTGTCATAATAATATAATAACATACAAAAATTATTAATTATTAATTATTAATTTTTTATCTTTGTCTTTTAATAAATAATTTTATTAATAGAAATATTAATAATATAACAATTAATAATAACACTACATAATTAAAATAATTTGAATTCACTTCAATATTTCCATTATTATAAGCAGCATTTAAAGTTTCATATTGACGAATCATTTCATTTATTTGATTTTTTTCTTGTTGTAATGTATAAAAATTATTATTTAAAGATTCATTTTGTATTGCGTTCTGTTGTTGATTTTGATTATATTGTGATTCATTTTGCGTTACGTTATTCATCATTTGATTATTAATATTTATTAATTTAGAATTTAATTGTTGTAATTGGTAACTATAATAAATAGCTTCTTGAACAATTGCAATAGATTGATTTGTTGAAATTAAACTACCTGTTCCATTACTTAATATACATGTATTTAAATCACTATTAAATGTAGCACCAGTACAACTAGTATTTGTAGAACAAGCCGTTTTACAACTTGTAATAGTAGAATTGCTTAAAGTATTTATATTACTTGTTCCTACAAATGAAGTATTTGGAACTGTTGTTAAATTAATATTATTTGTATTTAATGCATTAATATAATTTTGATAAGTATCTTTATATTGAGTTAATAATGAATTAAATTCACTATTTAAATTTTGAAATTGTGTAGACATTATATATAAATAATATATTTTTAATTAATTATTTATTTATAAAAAAAATTAAAATTAAAACGTGGAAAATATATAATTTTAATAATTGCAAGAATTAAAAATATTATAAAATAATATACATTTTTACCTAATTTACCCCCCGTTTGATGTCTTTGTTGTGTTGATGTTGGATAAAGTAATATACATAATATTGTACTAATTATAAAAACTATAAATAAAAGAAATAAAAAAGAAGAATAATTCGAGTTTGTTTGAATACTTCCTTCAATTACTTTTTGATCTACTGTTGAATATTCATTCAACATTTTATTTATTTTCTCTCTTTCTTTTATTAAATTAGTATATTCTTTTATTAAATTACTATTTTGATTATTACGTTGATTTGATTCTATTGTATAAGCACCTTGTCCTTCTGTTGTTACTTTTTGTATTTGTTTATTAATATTTGTAAGTTGACCATTTATATTTTCAACAATCATTAATAATTCTTTTCCTTTAGGAACAATAGCATAACTATTTGGTGTAACTACTGGATTACTATCACCACCTCTTAAAGAACACAGCGATTCTCCATTTTGATTTGTAAAAGTAGCACCACTACATCCTGGTGTATTAGAACACGATGCTTGACAATCTTGAATTGAAGATGAACTATTTTGTGAAATACTACTTGTTCCCCAATAAGCACTATTTTTTACCGTTACTAATGGTTGTGCATTTACATTATAATTCACTGAAGAAGTTGTATTATAATTTCCAGCTATATAATTCGGATTTGAAACAGTAGTTATATCTGTAACACAACAACTGCTATTTTCATTATTATATGGTCCAGACCATGAAGAACTAGATAAACTTGTATAATTTGGCATTGTATATAATTCATCATTCGTTCCAATTCCTATAAATGTACCATCTGGAGCAATAGTGATTCCTATTACACAACACGTATTACTTATTTCCGTCCAATTTACAGTAGATAAAGTAGTATAACTTGGTTTTGAATAAATAATTTGATTTTCTCCTATACCATATATACTTCCATTTGGACCAATACAAATGGAACTAATCCATTCTCCATTTGGACTTTCAGTATGTACCCAATTACTACTTAAATCTTGCATCGTCCATAAAGTATTTTGTGTTCCTACACCTATCATAGCGCCATTTTGACCTTGAGCAATAGAAATAACACAACAAGAATTCGAAAGAGGACTTTGCCATGTAGTTGCGTTCCAACTGGATTTTTGTATTATAGTTTGTGATGTGGTTGAAGCAAAAATGGTAGTACCATCACTACCAGTGCAAATAGATGTTAAAGATCCATTAGAATTATCATTTACAATAACCCACGGAGCATCTAATCCTTGTCTTGACCATAAATTACCACTAGTTCCAATACCAAGAATAATATAAGGATTACCTGAATTTCCATAACAAGATTCTCTTGAATTATAATCTGTTTGAGTTGCTAAATTCCATACATTGTCAATAATACTATTTAAGGTCATTGATGAAGTAATTGCTGTCGGTGTTGCAGTACATTTAGCATCAGTCCAAATTTGATTATAACAAGTTTGATCAATTCCTGTACTAGTTGAAGTATAACTACCACATGGTGTTTGAGTTTCTTGTTTTAAATAATTTACATAATTAAGAACTGCTTGTTTATATTGAATTAATAAATTATTATAATTACTGGTTAAATTTTCTAAATCTAAAGATATAGAATTTGTTATCTCGTATTCAATATTTATCTCTTTTTCTGTATATTCTGTTGGATTATTTACATAACTCATTCTTATTATTATAATAAGAAAACATATTTATTTCTTTCTAATCTAAATATTAAGAGAAAGAGAGAAAATATAAATATTCAAATGTTTTAAACATTTAAAACATTTAAAACAATATAAAAATATTGATTTATTATTATTATATTGATGATTGTTACA